CCTTTGGAGCATTTTGATCAACAACAAGTCGTCGATAGATTTCACGCGTCACTCGAAGAGATTCTTCAAGAGATCCGTTGTCCACATCCCAATGTAGATACACCGAAGCCACATCACCGTCGTACCCTTTTAGTTTTCCACCGTGATCCAACATGTAGTTGAATGCTTCGGGCGGGTAGTAGTAAACACTGCTGTACTCTTCAGCATCCATTTGACCCCATCGGTCAATCTCGAACCAACTATTGAATCGTCTCAGTTTATCACGGTCATACTTACCGTGTCTGACGATTTCAACGATGTATTCTCCCGCCATGGTCACTCCTTACTTGTTTTTGAAATAGTCGATAGCCGGTCTGCGATCGGTTCTCAACCACGCATCAAGATCTCCACGTCGCTTCCCCTGCCCACCCGATCTACGCGGGTGTTGATGTGCCATCCAATTCATCGCTGACACCATTGTCTTTTTGAGTTCGATCTCATCAATGTTGAACGTCGAACACAATTGATCACTGTACTCTTCGCTTTCAAGAGCACGAAAGAACCAGTGTTGAACATTCTCACGCCAGACACCACGATCCTTTTCGAATGGGAATAAACACATATCGGGTGACCATGGTGAGTCTTTCGCGGACCGAACAAACTCATCTCGTTCCTTGGACACTCGATACATCGACACTCCATCGGATACGAGTTTCAACACGTGAAATCCTGCTGACACCGCCGCTTCAACTTCTTCCTCGTTGATCGGGGCGGTTTTGTCAAGTCGAACGGTCAACACTGACCCGTTTCGGTTAATAAGTTGGGGATTCTTTTTCATCTCTTCTCCGTTCTGCCACATAACCGTGGCGTTTGGGGTGTCGAGTACGCACCCCAACTTAAATGTTATTTTGATTCTTCTATTAACCCTCTGAGCAAACCACGCTCACGGTAATTGAACTCATAGTTACAATCGGAATCTATTGTTTTGCCCCAGTTGATTATAGTTGCGAGTTCTTTTTCTGTTAATGACACAACCTTGAATTTTTCTTGGCTTATGGCTCGATCTGTTCTTTTTACTATTTCATGTTTTTTGTTTTGACCGTGCTTCTTGGACATATCGTCCATGTCTTGACAAAAATAACCTGCGCCTGACAGATTTCCGTGCTCACCGAGGTAGTTTTCCTCTCCAATCTCTTTAACTCTATATACTATCATAACCGTCTCCGTTGGTTATGATCCCGCTCGTACCTCACGGTACAAACCACGGGATCGTTATTTTAGTTTTTGTTCATACTCGTGTACTATTTTGTCTGTGTCGGAACAGCCATTTTTCAAAACAGCTTTCATAAAATCTGCAATGATCGCTTCCTTGTCAGCAATTCCCGCATAGCATTTTTCAAGTTCATCACGGAGCTTTGCAATCTCTTTAATGTACCCATTTGCCTGTGATTCAAAACATTGCGGACATATCCATCCACTTTGACAAGTACATTTTTCATTATGTATCATAACCACCTGCGTTGTTGTGACTGCGTTCGTACCTCACTGGCACTACACGCAGTCGTTATATTAAACCTTCTGATTTCATTCTATTAACAAAGGCTTGATAAAGTTCTTCACCACTCATTGTATAAGTCCCACTACCACCCATAGAGTATTTCACAGTAATCAAGAACTCTTTTTGAGCAAATAGCTTATCAAACTTAGTCTTAGCCGTGGCTTCATTTGTGTTATCCATAGTTAGTTCCTTTCTAACCGATACATTGGTAAGACCTTTGGCTTACCATGTCGGCATTATTCTTCAATTGCTTCCACTCCGTTTTTACGTTGAGTGAGAAATTCTTTCCGTTGCAATTCTCTGAACCCGTTTGATTGACATCTGCGTTTCACAACAGGGTTTCGAGTTTCTATCATTCTGGAACCATCGTGGTACATTTTAAGTTCTGGTTTCGGTTGGAGTTTCTTGATCATCCCGCGTTGATTCCACGGGATGAATACTTTCAACTCTTCTACAATTGGGTACACGAGAACATAATCTACCCAATTGTCTCCAAACTCTTCAATCAGTTCTTCTTGTTTCGCATAGTGTTTATCTTTCCCGCAACCAATAGCCACGTTCGGGATCAACATGAGTTCACCTGCTCCATACCGTTTAGCGATCGAATGAATGAGAGCTGTTGACTCTTCACCATTCTTACCTCGTTTGTACGACGCTGGGTTCTTCGGTCTATACCGTTTCTGTAAGAGATCTGGTTGTTCCAAGAAGAGTTGTTTAACCCACGAAAACACTTGTTCGGGAGAATACTGACACAGCTCATAGTCGAGTAGATCTTGTTTTATGTATCTGTCGTAAACTTCAAGTGCAAGTTTTGAACAGTCTCCTTTGACTAGTTTGATTCCTTTCAGAACGACTTCCGGTCCTTTCTTCCCGGGCTTAACATAAGCATAGAATTTTTTAACATATTGACCTTTATCGTTGCGGAAGAAATACATCTGACTGATCGCAGTTTCTATTTCTAAGTCATGCGAGTCGATATAAATATTTGCGTCTTCCTGCTGTTCTTTTGAGATCAGTTGACATACTTCAGCTAGTCGTTTCGGGTCGTTATACGGGTCATGAAGGTAAACCGAGTCAGTGTTGTGAACCAACACGCCGTTCGCAAAGAACGTGTGATTGTCTTCAACCTCGATGTCGTACACTTTGCGCATTTCGATTGGTAGTTCAACAACCGATGTCACTTTACCTTGACCATATTTCTTCAATCGTTTACCTCGAAGAGGAACGAGCTTCTCAGCATCAATACATCCCACGTTATGAATGAACCAATTCGAATGCCACGATGCGACAGATAGAGTTACTACACCATCAGCCATGACACCGACGCTCGGCAACATGCAATGTCTGCGCATCACACGAGCAAGATCATTCAACTTACGTTCGGATGAACACTGGAACATCGGAGACACTTTGTTTTTGATGCCTATCGCAGTGAAGACACCGCGAAGGAAAGCAAGAAATTTCCACGAGTCAACATTCATAAGAGATTCTGGAATATGTTTCTCATCGCCCATCATCGAATGGATTAACGCGGCGAGTTTAACCGATCTGAAACACACCATGTTAGAAGTCTCACGTGTTTCCATCGTGTCGATACGACCATCAAAGTAACCAATGATCGGATAGATCAATTTTTCCATAATCAGATTTTTTTCTCGATTTGTTTTACCCGTACGAATGTAGACTTTGTTATCCTCCTTTTTCCCACGGAAAACGTAGAACCCAAGAAATTCCATAAGCAATGTGGTGAACTCGTCACCGGAGTCAACCGATGGCATATGGTCACTGCCACTGTAAATGACGCGTGTTGCGTCCAGTGGCTTAACTTCAACCATCTTATAGTTTTCACCGGAAATTCTATTGAAGTCTATCAACGAATGATCGCCTGTTGTTGATACTGATCCTCGAATATGATTAACAGTGTAACACTTTTTCATCGTTGGGTGAACGATTAACTGTGTTATACGTTTCCACTCCTCTTCTCGATTAGCGTTCATGCTTGGGGTGAACAAGTCATCGTCAATTTCATAACGCGTTTTTGCGAAATCTTTTTCAACGGTGTAAACAACTTCATGCATTTTCAACCAATGTTCAAACTCGTCAAAACGGATCGAGTGAATGATGTCATCCAATCGAACCACGATAACCGAATCACCAAGAACTGAATCGGTGTATAATGGGATGTACCCAAAATCGCGAATTCGTTTTCTTGCGTGCTTAATTGACATCCTCGCCATCGCTGTGCAGTCGGAAGCAGTTATCACATTGAACACGTTCTTGAATCGTGGGCTACCACTGATTCCGTAACACTGCCCGCTCCATTCAAACTTACCATTTCTCCCAACGAGAACGGTGTGGTTGTCTTCCACTTCACAGCAAGTAACAATCCCATCGTATTGTTCGACTGACATGTTTCGCGATTTCAACCATGTCTGAGTTCCAAATTCAGATCTAAGACCAACACGATGGATCCCACTATCAAACCGATATTGCCACTTAATACCAAGTTCTGTCGCCAACCGAATGAAATCATCCCGCAAACCGATCAATTTAGTGCTAAACTGTCTTACAGTTCCTTTGGATCCGTCTCCGTCATACAACCCATCGAAAAGTGCTTGTCTCGACGTATGAGTTGTTGGGAACTCTATGATTCGTTTTTCTGCGGTTCTTCCACACGAGTCAACGATGTCATTATAATACTCCTTCGAGTATACATGGAATCCTTTTCTGTTGGAGTCGTAGCTAAACCTAGACCCTATATTGATAAGGTGTTGTTCGATTTTTCCCCACACAATCGGATAAACATCTTTATACTTTGAAAACGAAACCTCAAAACCGTTCGATACACCATTTCGTATCACGTTTCGAGCATGCCCATCAGCCAAGTACATGCCTCGAAGATACCATTCGGAATATTCAATTGATTCATAGTCAACTGGAGTTCCGATAACACCTCGATGTGGTGGGAACTTGAATCCAGATTTAGATATTCCCCATGCTTTAATGGTTTGTATTTTCTGATTGGATCGCGATGTTATTACCATATCATGATCCGGTGTAACAAGTAGGTCATACTGATCCGATTTGAAACGAATCATATCACCATGATACTCGAATGATATAGTCCCCGTTACTTTCTTGATTTCAACACTGTTCGTTATTTTGTTGATCGAATAAACCATGTCTCCTTCTTTCACATCGGAGACAAGTTTTATACCTTCAACGGTAAGAATTTCTGTATCAACCGAGAAACACGTATTAGACACGATCTTAGTCGCCAACTGAACAGCGTCCTCTCTGATGTAATCGGGCGTTCCTTTTTCGAACGTGTCTCGAAGGTTTTTATGGTGAACACGGTCAGTGTAAATTCTTCGTTGAGCGATTTCAATTTTGCCGGGTGTTCGTGTGTACCATCCTTGGATACCGTCTTCGTCACCTGCTTCAATCGGTTTGAATATTTCACCACCATGCCACGCCCCCGGAGTACCCGGAGCAACCTGTGAATACAGATTACCGAGCATGTACATGTGTGGGTACAACGAAGCCCAGTCTACAACATACAAATTTCCTTGGATACGATCAATGAATGGGAGAGCAACATACGCACCCTCGTACAGCACTCCATTTTTAAGAGTGTCGTCGATTGATTCGTCGTACTCTTCTGGAATACCAGCGATGTTGCAGATGATCTTGTATGTGATAGCTCCTGCTGAAGAACGGAGCCAGTGAAAAAGTCTCTGTGATTTTTCGTCAACATACTGACGGAACCCGTAGAAAAACTCGTACAGGTAAACAAACAATCCCCAACCAGAGTCAAGGTCGCCGAACAGGTATGTTTTTATCTCGGCGAGTTCTTCCTGTGTCCATGACACCTGTTTGAAAATATCATAATCGATGTCACCTTTTTGATGTTCAAGGTTGAACCGTTCGCAAAGAGACCGAAGACCAAGGTGTGCAAGTGACAAATCTAAATAGAGCATAGGTTTCGCTCTGATCGCCATGATTTGTAGAGTGTCGATGATTACCTTGCTGTAGGTCTTCCCGTTCTTACCCGGACTCGTCATGATGAATCCCGCTTGCTCCATGATCGGGAAGTCGTAGTCGCGGATATTATGCCCGATAAAAACACGGGCATAATCAAGCACCGCTTGGATCTGATCGCGTTCAGAAATGTGATACATGATCCGTTCACCTCCGGGAGATCTGAATCCAACAAAAACGGGTTCATCGTTTGTACTTGGTCGGTCTCCTTTCACATGTGTTTCAATGTCGAAGTAAACAGCCCGTGCCGATAACATTTCTTGAATCGCGTCCATTTTATTATCCTTTTTGTTTTTGTGATAAGATTAGATCGATTGAATCGTCAAGCATCACATTCGTGTACGGTATTTTTCGTTTTTTGTTTGCACCGATTAGAACCTTCGATTGAAGATCGACATCTACATGTTCCATCACGAGAGATACTAGGTGATCACATGACATCTCGGATGGATTTCCATAAGTTCGACCAAACCAAACACCCGCAACGATGTCCGATTTTTCTTTATCTGAAGTATTTGGGTCGAAATAGATAGAAGACAAATCAACACCAAGACCCATCGCAACAAACAGTGGATTGTCGAGATTGATAACATCGGTGGTAATTTGTTTAAAGTCGTCGAAGTTGTCAGTTTTTAGCGGTTGCTCGAACGGAACTCTTATTACCCGCTTGGGTTCAATGACTTTCTTCACTGGTTTCGGTGTGTCGATTGGTTGATACGGCTTTTCAATTCCCCGATCACATATCGTTCTGCGTTTGATTTCAAGAACCATAGCGTTGAACATAATCGACCAAATATGTGGACACCCTGTTTCTTCGTCGATTGCAAACGGGTATTCCATTTGGTTCAGATGGCGTTGAATAGCATCTTTGAAATCGGGTGCTTCGATACCGTCAAACGTCATGTTGTACCCTTCATACTTTTTCAACACTTCATGGACAACTCGTCTGAGTTCTGCGACTGGTTCGATCAATGCGGGAATGTCAACAACGCCGTGATACTTGACTTTTCCCTTGGTGATTTTGTCTTTGCTCATTGTTCCTCCTTTTGATGGTGGGAGCTTTCACCCCCACCGATTAACGATTAACCGAATACGCCACCGGGAGCGGTAGCATTCTGCATACCCGTGATGAACGCATAGTTCATCGCATCACCATGTGCAACCTGCTGTTGAGTCATTGATGGTTGACCACCAAACGCACCTGTCGTATTTGGAGCCACAGTTGTTCCACCGAAAGGATTTCCACCGACGGGAGCGGCAGATGCTCCACCAAACCCTCCACCGGGGAATCCACCACCCTGCTGAGGAGCGAGAGTAGATGGAGCAACGGGTGGTTTCGTTGGGTCGAGTAACTCGTCTTGGATCGGGCGAAGAATCGCTTTCGGTTCAGACTTGTTGACTGTTTCGGAATACGTCTTCAATGTGGCAGGATCGAAGAAGTGCAGGTGATCGAAGTCGTACGCAAGTTTCATCTGACCTGTTGGTCGCCCGTTCAACTTGTCTTCATACCAACGATCCTTACGGAAACACGAGTACGCAACTTTAACACCGTGAAGATTAACCACGTAAGTGAACACCTTACCCTCGGAATCCTGCATCTGCTGTTCCTGTGTGCCCTGCAAACTGTTCATACCAAGGAGAGCTTTGATTTTGTCTGCACCGTACATAGACTTGCCCTCTTTTGTGACAATCTGGATACGCATTTTGTTATTGGTTGAAGCCTCTTTCACCCAACCATTACCATCAAATCGAACAGTGTTTTCGATGCAGAACTCAAGGTTGACACGTGAATCGTAATCGGTTTTGATTACCTTGCAGGTCTTGATGGTTCCACCGTAGACACCGCCTTTTGTCATTCCACCACCACCGTTATCAGCACCCATCGCATCTTCGTGGTTAAACGTAACTAATGACATAATCATTCTCCTTTAAGCAATGCGGCTTTTTCTTTAGCCGACAGTTTAACAAGACTCTCAGTGGCATTCCCACGTGAGAGATGGTCCGCGAATTTCAATTCAAATTCGTCCTTAACGGCTTTCTCTTCAGAGCGAGAACCGTACAGGAAACTTCTTACACCGGATAGGCTGAACTTACCGGCATCCAACAGTGCTTCATTAACATCGTAATGGCTTTTCCCGGACAACTGAACCAGAGTTCCCGCGACACCATGGATGTCAGTGATTGCCAATGACCCGCTTTTCGATTGGATCTTATACACCGAAGACGCTTCACCATTTTTGATTCTGCGTTTCAACGCATCCTTCGCACTATCTTGGAACTTTTCAACCTGCGACAATGCTTCAACCAACTTACCAAGCTGATCAATGTCACACGTTTCAAGGTCGATAGCGGTTGGGACAACCTGTTCTGTTACACCGGCAAGTGCAACCGTATTTCCGATTTCTTTCATAAATTCCCCACAAGTGTTTCGATTTTCACAATACTGACACCAAGTACACGTTGACCGCTTAACAGTTGCTGGGTTCTTTTCGGCTTCGATAAGTTTCGCGACCATGTCGTTGAAGAAAGTTGTAGCCTCCTCACGAGTGACAGTCCCTGCTTCGCTTTTCTTTTCTTGTCCGTATAAGATCCAATACCGAGCAGACGGTTTGTTGAACTTCTGCATGGCTCCGAGACTGTAAACGATCAACTGTGGGTCGTAATCTTTAACCGCCCCAAACTTAGCATCGATGATCCAGATCTCATCGTTTTTCACGATGGCGATGTCTGCGTGCCCGGGAATAGGTGTGAAGTGTTTTCCCATGGAAACGAATGACTGTTCCCAAAGCACTTCAACGCCATCACCAAGAGCGACCACAGCTTCGCGAACACGACCATATACGAACATAACATTCTCAATCTCAGTTCCGGTGAGCAACATTTCAAGACGAAGTTTCTCGTCCGTGTTGTTGGTTCCAATCGCTTCAAGGTAAGAATGTTGTAGAGTTCCGCGATACGCCGCGTCAGAAGATTTATCGGATGATTTGTAAGCAAGACAGTTTACGAAAGCCGACCATTTAGATGGCGACCACTTATGGTGTTGTTTTTCTGTAGACATAACCAAACCCTGTTCGGTTGAGGGATTATTGTGGGGGCGTTTCCACCCCCTGTTAATTAGAGATTGATATTCGGAAGGTATTCATTCACAAACAATTTGATGTGAACTTCTTCCATCTCTGCAAGTTTCTGACCCGCTTCAAGGATACCATTAGCAACCAACCACGTCTGAGCATTGTCGATCGAACCAAACTTATCCACGATTTTCTGGAAATCCGGTGAAAGAGTAGACGTTGTTGGTTGAGACAGGTTACCAAATGGACTTGGCGTTGCTTGCTGAACAGGTGTCGCAACTTGTGCTACCGGCTGAACCGCTTGAGAAACATGTTCTGTTACAGGTGTCAAAGTTCCAAACCCTGTGTCTTCTGCTTGTTCAAAACTCTTGGTTACGTCGATAGATTCTTCGACAAATTCGGTCACCAATTCTGCTTCGGTTGGTTCCTCCTTTTTCTTCGTACGTGACGCGCGTTTCTTAGCTTCCGGCTGAATGAAACCACCGACAACTTCAGATGATGTCGTCGCTTCCGGTAGTGGAGTAGGTTCACCAACAGGTGTGAGCACGTCATTGGTTACACTGTCGCGAACCGGATAGTCCTGTGCTTCCTCAGAAGTGATAAGACCTTTCATGAGGTCGGCGAACTGGTCGCGAAGAGCAAAACCACGTGCTCGCATCTGAAGCATACGTTTAGGATAGGTAAGCCAGACGCCTTTGGTTGTTAGTCCAGCCGCCACAGCTTCACCCCATGAGAACGTAGACACCACATCCGGCATATTTTTACGACGGGCGACACACGTTGCAATAGGATTCTGTGGGTTTGAAAGATCCATAGACTCTTCGACACCTTCACACAGTGGCGACGATTTCACGAGAGCGATAGCCATATCTCCCCAAACAGTTGCACGACCGTTGATCACTGCGATGTTCTGAATCCCCTGCATTGGGCTGATACCAAGTTCAGCAGACAGCATCATAGCGGCGAACACGTCATCGGGTTTTCCACGGAAATTCTGAGGGACAAGGATTGATTTTGAAAGTGTCTCGGCAAGCGAAAGAGCTTCCGCGATACTTGTTGGTTGGAACACCATTGCAGATGTTTGTCTTACTACTGATAAATCACTCATAGGTCACTCCCTAAATAGGATTAAAAAGAAACATTTTGTTAATATAGTTCACAATGTTGTACTATTGCTAATCAAAATCTACAGATTCTATCACCGATAATACCACGAATAATGCGTGATCTGCGTTTGATACGGTTCCTTTCTCATCAATGGTTACTCTCACGTTGTACGTACCCGGCTCTAATTTGACGGGCTTGCCATTCTCATCACGTTTCATTACTTTTATTTGAGTACTTGTCATTTTTTACTATCCTTGACAATGAACAAATACCCGAGGATTATTGCGGAAAATAGTACAGCGGTTGCTACTATCCCCGCGTCGTTTAGTTTACTGAGAAAGAACACAACACAGATAAGGGCTAGTAGTTCCATGGTTACCTACCGTTCCCCAAACACGAAGCTAGTATCGTGTTTACCACCGATTGTGGCTTTGTATTTGAGACCAATAATAGACCCGCGAATGTCATCATAGCGATCATCCGTTTCATCGCCATCTCGAACGAGCATTCCTTCGAATTGTTGCGGCACCTTGTAGAACACGATAGCCACGTTTTCAAGTTTGGATAACTTGTCTCTGATCATCGGAACTGTCGTGGACTCACTAGCCGAGAACGTCAGAAGATAATTGGGCGTTGACTCCCGTTCCCACACTTTCGTATAGTCGTAGAACTGAACGTGAGACAATTTATCAGTGACGTATCGCCAATCAACATCGGATGTAGTGTTCAATCGGAATCTAGTTTTTCTCCCATACGACGTGTGTAGGTTGTGTTTGTGTCTGATCTCTTCGATCAGATAGGAATCGAAAAACTCTCGATCATGTATCAAAGCGAAAGTTCTGATTGCTTTTGCTTTCAGTGGATTCGAAAGACCGTCTCCTCCGAGTACGACTTTCGACTTGAGGATATTTCCAACACCAGAAAACGCGATACATGTCAGTTTACATAGACCTGCACGTGGACATACGTTCACACCTCCGAGGGTAGATGGTAACAACTCAAGTCCGAAGTTCTTGTTGTCCCCTTTCGAAAGTTTTCCATTGGTAGTTAGTAACCCGTTTCGGAAGATATACTCCCGAACGATTTCGACGGTGAGTGTTGACATGTAATCAACACATAGTCGCTTAACAGTTTCAAACTGTTCCTTGTTCATCGTTCCTCCTTTTAGGACATTGTTCTGAAGTCAAAGCGATCACCGTAAACGATCATCTTTGCTTCCTGCCATTCTTTATTCGACACGAGAGACACTTCTTTAAACGAAACATCTTGCATGTGTCTACCAACGAAAAACACGTACCATGCGTTGTGCATTGGTCGTGAATCCGACATGAATTTATCTGCTGTCGACACAACTTCAACCGCTGTCTCAAGTGATGTCATCTTACTCATTGATCTCCTCCACTTCATCATCATTAGCGTGGAAACCATACACCTCACACCACGCCATCGCCTCTTGGTTGTCTTCGAGACCTTCGAAAGGTTCAATCCAAAATCCAAAACCGACGATATTGGCGGCGGCAATGTTTGACGCAGGAACACACTCAGTCCCTGCTGGTGCTTCAATTGTTTTTGGCATCCAACCATACGACACTTTTTTTGGATATTTCAACACCCACATGTTTAACCCCTTTTGGTTACTAATTCAACTCAAGTAAAAACTCAAACATTGCTCTGAACTGTTTGTTGTACCATTCTTGTGTGAATGTTGGTTGATGTTCCTCGATCGTGAAATCTGGGTGACTGAGAATAAACTCAGCATACTCAGCACGTGACATCTCATACGCCTCATCCATGACAATCACCTCCTCGATAGTACGGAAGAAACTGCATTCCGCGATAGATACCACAGTCGCGAAACACACTGATCAACTCTCTCGCTTTTGACGGATCGGTCACGATATTGTAACCGTCCGTTGTTATGATGCGGAATGCCATAACCATCTCCGTTTGTGATGACCGCCTCGTGCCTCGTCAGCACACAACGGTCAAGTTATTCGTCTCTTGGGTATCTAAACCGATTCCCACAATCACAATCATCGCATCTCAACTGATCGCAGTTCTGACAGATGATAAACGTGAACCCACACTGCTCGCATTCTATGAACTCTTCTTTGTCGTCAAGTTCATGATTGTAATTACAGTTGGGGCATTTTGAATTTATGATATTCATACGCCCCCCATTGTTATTCATCACCTGCAATGAATATCCCATGCTCCATGAACATCTCGTCATCGCAATCCCAGAACTCACCCGTGTTGCGACACACTGCTTTCAATCCGCCGATGTCAGCGATGACACATGGCTCACCGAGGATGTCCCATTGTTCCCCCTTTTTCGGGACGCGTGTTACTTGTTCCTCGTTATTGTCTCGGAGATAATCGTTGACCCGTTCTAGTTTATGACAGAGAGACAGTCCAGATGTGTCGCCGTTGATGAAGTTATCATACAACACATTCGCAATCTCGTGTGATCGATCATCTTCGATAGCCTTTTCCTTGGCGACACGGACAGCACACTCAATAGCGTTCTGCCAATCACCCAGGTTTGAAGGTTCGTCACCTGTCACGAGAGTGACCAGATCCCACAACATACACTGCCAACAGTCGTCCAATTGGATCGCGTCCTCTTCAAGACGTTCACCTACAATTTCCTCAATGAGTGATTCCTTTGTTTTGTGAACAGATTTTAACCCTGCGAATCGACGTGTTCCATGACCGTCCTTATACACAACCGACACGTCACACCCGTCGATATTTATTTCGTTCATTTTTATCTTTCGAGAACTAACATTGAAAAAGTTGTTCGTGCTCTCTACTCGCTCAAGAACCCACGCCTCTTGAGGGTCGTTTTGATTCTGAATCACATCGAATATGTCAGAGTTTGAATATTTTTTAATCATTTTGATCCTCCAATAACTTATAGTTTCTTACTGTTTTATCGATTGCTTCCTTGACCTTACTCAAGAGCAGATTCACCACTTCTTCACTTCGATACAATGCGATCGTCATTTGATTATCAGCGTCAAAACCAAACACGACAACAACTTTATACTGGCGATGACACACGAGCATTGGTAGCCCATTGATCTCTATCGCAGAGTCATGTGTCCATTTCGGATACAATGTTTTAGAAAGTCTCGCAATGTTATTGACGAGTTCCCGTTCAAAGTTTCTAACGGGGTTGATCGTGTGGCTCCCATCATCCAACCGAATTGAACTAAAATTCCACTGTTTTACTAGATATTTCATATCTCCTCCGGGGAATTGTTCAATATCCACGTTCCACATCGGTTCCCATTGTAATCACGAATAACACCCGATGATGTCAATGCGTCAAGGGAATTGGAAGCTGTGTCAATCGTTTTCCGAATCAGTCGTTCGAGTTCTACTGATCGGTCATCGACGAACGCATCGCCACCTGTTTGAATATCGATTACGATTTTCATGATATTACCGACTTTCCATTGATCGTTGTTGATACACGTCACCTATGAACCGATTGCAGTCTTGATACCACATTTCGTGTTTGCAAGTATCTTCCATAGCCAACTGCATATTCACGGGGAAATCTTCAACACAAACGATGTTTGGGTAGTGAGCACGTACATGTGCCGCAACTGTTGACGAGATCTTTTTGATTGATTTCGGGATTTGAATATTCATGTTACAACTCCTTTTAGTTGTGGTAGTAAGCGCGGTAAACAACCGCGCAGAATCGACACCAATGTTCAGCCGCTTCAAGCTCGGTCACTGGTCTACCGTAAAGATTTTCGAGATGCTTTCTGTGCATCATCATCATTCTGACCTGTTTCATACTATCCCCCTTTTGGGATTATTGATTCAGCCACGTATCTAAATTCGCAACCATTGTCACCGCGTGTATCATATCATTTGCCTTTTTATAAATGGTTAGTTCGGATACGAACAACCCAACGCCCTGCGACATATCAAACAATGCGAATGTTTTTTCTGTTCCTTTTCTCCACACGGTTATTTTTGTGTTATGTTCGAACTTCTTGCCTAACACCGCTTCTAGTTCTTTGACTTCGACGAGTGCCTTTGACACGGAACCGTCTGGGTTCATGAATGCTACCACGTGGAATCCTTTTACTGTTACACCTGTGAACCGAACATATCCATGCACTTCCCCGAAATAATATGCCCACTCACGAGTCATGGATTTCACGGGGTGATACATCGGATCATCAGTTGGAACACAATCGACACGGATAAGATGAAACCCATCAGTATAGAAAATATCCCTCGTGTCCGAAGATGTTATCCATCGACCAAGACCGTCACGTTTCATGTTCGTCTTGGTGATTAAGTCTTTGAGTTTTGACATTGTTATTTGCCTTTGTTAATTTACTATTTCAATTTCACGGTCACTATACACAACGACTCGACCAGTGTCAAGGTCACGATATTCCCACACCGTCGGCGGTTGAATAGCAGAGTTTCTCATTTGACACTGCGTAGTGCATCTGATTGGAGCCACTGTCATAATCTGACGAGTGGCTTTTACTCTGATAACCATGATTACTCCTCAAATTCTTCGGGTTCAAATCCCAATACAAACGTCATGATGTCGTACTCGATTGCTCTAACACATTCAACGATAATATCTGGGTCAGTGTCTTCCAATGTTTCCCACACGAGACCTGCGTTTATCATTTCCTGTGTGTACTTCATCGGGTTTACATCGAACGATTCTACAATGTCTTGATCCTCGTCAATGTCACAGAAGAATGCTCTGAGACCAACGAGTGTAGCTTTTTGTTTTGGTGTCATCATTGATCTCCTATGACAGTGTTAATATCTGTTTCATAATATCCGTTTTCACACTGAAGACCGTGTTCAACACAGAAGTTATTGACCAACTCTGAAAACAGTAGTGCGTGCATCTGCGACTTGATGATCGGTAACGATACTGAGTTTAGGTCATACAGTTTGTCGTCCTGTTTACTCAACTTGGTTGCTTTCTCAATGCCTGTTCTCAGATCATCAGCCACGCTTTCAATCACTTTCGACGTGCAAGCATAGTGATCGTATGGTGCGTCGATGGTGTCGATGCTTCCTTCGTCACGTATCATTTCTCCCAATGGGGTCGGGTGGATCGTGATATAGTATTTGTTATCAACTGCATGGTCGATCAACTGAATCAGTCTGTCCTCGTCGATAGATTCGTGGAACTGAGAATCTCCACGGAACAATTCATGTTCCACAGTTTCGCCATCAGTTACATTCAACGCAATTGTTTTGATCTTACGCGTTATGTCAGTCATACTATCCTCCTTTGACACCGAGCAGATTTTCGAGTGCTTCAAACAGTGATGGCAAAACCACATTGTTGATTCGAGTCACTTCATCGGTGTTGATGATTATGTTTTTACATGGATTTGTCGTCATGTGTGAACCACCACGACCAAGAACTTCTGCTGTCTCTTTTAGAGCGTAGACTGTTAACACCATCTCACAGAATACCCACAGGGTAGATTTGATATTATCGGCTAGATCATAATCTTCGAGAAGAAGATCGTGCATGTTATTGTTTCTCCGCTGGGTTACGACGCTGAATTTATCGTTTTCGTCGGTGAAGACAATTTGCTTATCTTGATAATTGTCGAGATGGTAGTGTTCATCTTTGTTTCCGAGATAACCGAACGACCAATACCAGTCGCAATCCCATTTCGGCATCGTCAAATAGATCATGACGCCATCGGATTTTCTACTACCGAATGGAACTTTTTTAACCGAGGCTGAGTAGTTAGGATTCTTCATCTCACACTCCCATCGAAAGCCACGCGTTTTCACGTGACTGAATGAATGAACACTTTTCGCTCGGCACGTTAACTTTGCGACCTGCCACGCTCAACGTAGCTACTCCACATTCTACTCTGATTACCTCACAGGTAAATTCTTTCCCTGCGATAACAGTAATTGCTCTCATTTTTACTCCCTTTTGAGTTGTTATTTTGACATGTGCTGAATGAATGAGGAAGCGAGACCGAGTATCCCGCCTATTATCATGATGTAAGGTATCGATGATGACAGTTGGATTATCGTTTCCATTTATCCCCCTTTTGGGAAAAGTAAAGCGCGGTCTCATTGTACCGCGCTGATCTACTGACTATCTCGAACAACAGGACACGCGAGTGCCATTGGGCATCTCTGCAACTTATTGTTCATACAATGTGGTGCAGGTGACGGATAATCGTCACAATACGCCACGCCAAACTTACCCACTTTTGGTGGTGGTGGGAATTTTCTTTCTGGAAAGTTTATTATGGTAGCCATTGTTACTCCTCTGATTGACCGTCCAACAGGTATTTCATATTTACCTGTTTGAAGCATATATAACACTGCACACGAACGTCACGTGGAGTCCACTTGTCGTCCAATGTCATGTGGTTTCCACATGAACACTCACCTTCGTGAGTTGGTTTCTCATGTGGTGTTACATCCACGATCAGTTGTTCTTTATTTTTTCCCGCATTATATGCGAGAATTAACATGGCAATGATCGACTGATCGGTTGAGGCACCATCAGTGGTGTTCATAGACTCTTCACCTGTTGAGATTTTGACAGGTGAATACCCGTTTAGTTCTTTTGCAATTTTCATTTTATACCCCTAAACATTTGTAAAAAACTTCTGATACTACGATGAAAAGCGATACATAAAGTATCGCCTTCGTAATCATTGTTGCACCCATATCTGACCATTAAAAACAGCACCGTCAACAACTATCGTTGAGCGGTGAATCGGTGTGAGAGTTGTAGCTGAAACCAATCCCGCTGAAATAAGGATACCTGCGATAATACGTTTGATCATAATAGACTCCTAGTCTATAAAGTTACGCGGGTACTCATCAGTACACTATCCCGCTATCGTATCACCGTGACGGCATTGTCATGGCGTAGTGTATACCGCTTACGGCGGTTAATCGATCACACACTTAGATGGCATCAACCATTGTCACAAAAGTGACTCCTTCGAATACAATGGATATTTTGTCCTCGATACACGGGTATACCGTGCAAGAGCGGTCTACCATTTCATCCCCACGAAACACCCAATCACGGGTGTTTATAAACATTGCTTTTTCAAGATCTGAGAATCTACCCGCTCTTTCCTGTTTAGCCCTGTTGAGCTGTCTGACATAACGGGTGTTCGCTGTCATAGCAAGCGTTATTTGCCCGCTCGCCTTGATCTCATTGATGAGATCGATGGTAATAATTGCTGGGAGTTCTGCTGTAGTTTTCATAATAAACCCCTTGCCCATTACGGGCTTTAAATTGATTTGCCTCATCAGTACGTGTGGAATCACCACCACGTATACGACCCGAGGGTCGTTTCGGCTCACGGATAATTTAGATATAGCGCAATTCCGTCTTGCGCTTTTCCTTCGGAGTTTCTTGTTGAGCAGTTTAGGCACTTACTCGGGTGCGCTAATCATTAGCATACTATCCCCCTTTTGGGAAAATGGTTTAGTTACTGATTCGGAACGAACCGCAAACATTGTAGACATAAGCGTCATAATGACGACCAATCAACATATTACGTACCTTATTAGCCACGTTTTCATCGTTTGTGTAGATGGCTATATCACCATCCCCAAAAATCCACCGTGTCGATGCGAGATTGATTTGAACATCGTTTATCAAAACATTTTCGAACGTGTCAACGTCAACGCTATACTCTCTGATCATAATAACCTCGCTTAAAAATTGTAACTATTTATAGTCGCCCGCCACAATGACGGGCTGAATAGATAGTTATTCGCCGTATCTGAGTGATTGATTGAGTAAGAATACCCAATCGTTTTCTCCATTCAATTGCACCCCGTCGCCGTTGTCATCGGTAACAACGGTGCGACACGAACAATTCATATACTCCACCACGCCGAAGCCCGACCACGCTTTTCTTAACGATGTCATGTTACGCCGCCTTTTTCGCATCTTTGACACGTTTTGCTACCACGTCTTCAATGGCAACTTTATATGCTGAACATAGGCATCGGTTCACTTGAGCAAGGAACTCCGACCGTTTTTTGCCTGTTGTAGTGAACGCCCCATTGACAACATCAACCCACTTTTTCTTACCGTCGTCACTCATCGGTGATTCATTCACGAGATCAATGAGAACAGACCGTTTGATATGATCAACGGTTGTTTTGTAATCAGTGAGAATTTTTACCGATTTAATAACGGCATCGGTTTCGGCTTTCTTTTCACGTAGAGCTTGCGTTTCGTCAGATGAAGTGACCGTCATAGTGACGTCATTGTCCTTATCACGGAAGCCGGATTTTGTGCTGATCTTTACGTCCTGCAAATTATCATTGATGTTTTTCATAGTCAGTTTATCCGCCCTAACGATGCGGATTTTTTTGGTAGCAGTTTTAGTGGTGGCAGTTGCCTTTGGTTTAGTCATAATATACCCCTTTTGGTATTGTTTTTAAATCGGTCACTATTTGTGCCGTATATTGCTGACTCAAAAGAATCAGCTAATATGAAACAAATTATCCGCCGTGTTTCAACGGTATTGGCACAATTGTGCCAATACTTTACCATGTTATTCACCGACAATTCACGGTATTGGTACTCAATCCCCAATTAGATTACTGATTAGAACGGTTCAATCAGTTAAAACCTTTACAATTCAAGCCGTAATTAGCTTTCTGTTTACTCAATCCAACAGATAGATTTTTTGTTACTCACTCCACAAAATAGAGCTTTGTTTATTCCGACCAAAACAAATAATGGTCGCCGTTTACCTCTTTCGAAACGGCTAAAACCTGTGATTATGTAAATCACACAAACGCCTATCATTTGCTATCATGATCACCAATAAGCCCATTGTGTAGGCATAAAGGAACGGCATATTTCATTGTGTAGTATCGGATATGCAACTTGCTTTTGTCGCAAACATAAACCGATTAACTCACTCGAAATGTCAAAGATCAAAATCACGAATACTCATGTTTTGCAGTTCCTATGGTATCACCCACGGAAGTTCCTGTCATGGCGCGTCAAATTACGTATGGCGATTAAACGACACAGGTAATAAGACTGTCAACAAAATACGCATGGCAAAACCACGGGCAATAATGTAAACGCTAAAAGTATCAATGATCACTGTCGAAGCGTTACCGTTCCGACAACTATACAAGACGGGAAACGGAATAGCGTTTGTCGCTATATTGTACGTGCGTGCGTACATGTAAAGGGAATTTGAGTGGTAAGTCGTTGATAATCATAGATATACGTTGAGTTGTGTGCGCGCTAGGATATGATGTGCGCTAGGCATTATGCGCCCAACTGCGCGTCGTAACGCGTGCGTATGTGTATATCACCCGCGCACTTACGTGTGGGGTGGGGGGTTTTCCCCTAGGGGGGTGTGCGCGTGTAACGGTTTGGCGGTGGGGTAACCTCCACGAAAGTCGCGTACCGGTTTTGATAATTGGGTCGTCTTGTTAATGTGTCGGACATAAAATGGATTATTGCGTGAACATGTTTTAAATGGTGATTTCGTGTAATGCGTGTGTCGCGTTAAAGCGTTAAATGGTTTCACGTGTTTAGCGTGTCATGGTGTGGGTATATGTGTATCGACCGTGTTTACGTTTTGGACGGATCACGGGGATAGCGAGTTGCTTTTTCCCCTGTGGAGACTGTTGATTTTTAACAGAACGAACAACCGGTTTTCCTAATCCCTGTCTTTCGACTATTCGGGAGATCCACGTGTATCGTTTTCATTCTGCCAGTTCGCCGTATACCCCGTTTTATACCACCGTTCGGTTTATCAACAACCGATCGAACACGGACGCTCGAACTGTAGAGTTATTGTGATCATCACACCACCACCTCTTCGTTTTAGGTCTCTTGCGAGCCAAGGGCTTTTCACACCTGTGTTGATTGGTCCCCGTTGCGGGAACACCTGTAATATAATCGAGAATCTTTCACGTGTCGATAAAAATAAAAAACCCAACGAACTTGGGTTATGTCCGTCGGGTTCTCCGTGTAACCAACTAATGTCAGTTATTCACAATATAATTCCACGCAGTTTAGACCACCACGGTGAGTCGTTGAATTTGACAACTTCTTTTAACACTTCAGCATATCTTGATTTCAACATGTGGTTGTCGTGTTTCACGTTAATCAATTCAGCCGCCGCATCTTTGTATTCACAGTTGAAGCATCCAGTTGGGCGGTTTGACACTGTGCTCGCTTCACTAAGCTGTTCCTCAAGACCGAGGATTTTACATATCAATTCTGATTCACGTTCTTCGAAAACCGTTTTGTCTTTTTCGATCTTTTCAGAGAGTTTTCTGCGTCTCTCTTTTGATAGATCTAATTCTGTCCCAAGTTCTGAAACTCTACGTGATAGATAGGATGTCGAATGCTCATGGTTAGTGTTCGACATTTTAATTTTCAGCTCTGCGGTGTTTTTTGTGACTTCGAATAATTCATCACACATTGTATTAAGTTCATCGTTACTTTTTTTGATGAGTTCGTCCAATGTGGAAATACGCCCATTGGCAATGTCTCTCTCGTGTTCGATCTGTTTTATTTTTTCCCGAAGTGGGTCGTGTCTTAATCTTTGCACCATGGTGTACTCCTACATCTTTTGATCTATAAAAATTCTGATACCTTTCATTTTCCCAACAAGAGGAAATAACTCTGGAGACGCAGGTTCAAACCATGCGTGCCCCTCATACTCCTCTTTCACAAGATCCCACGCGACCTGTGACATCATTCGAAACGGACCATCATGTGGCCGTGGCGTATTCACATATTTACGCAGGTTATCGAAATTCATTTTTCACACATCTGTTCAAGAATATCAATGGTCGTTCCCTTGACCGTGAATGTACTGCGACTTGTTTTTATTGTGCAGTGTCCGGGATAGTAATCACAAATATCCAAAATGTCATCTTTACGAAGCGCAACTGTCCCATACACGTGATCGTGAACCATCCCATCACCCAATCTATTCCACTCTTTCGCGTATTCATTTAGTCCTTCCGGCACTGGATCCATCAGAGTTGAATGATCTAACATTTCTTTATTGTGTTCCACTAGTAACGCGGTGACAACTATAAAATCTTCTTTGTAAACAACCATCGGTTCTCCAAATAAAAAAAGCACCAAGTTTCCTTGATGCTTAATATACAACAGTTCACGATTATGAACTCAGCATTTTTTTCCAGATGCTTTTGCGCCTTTTTTAGCCGCCATTTTCGCACCTGCTTTTGCGCCAACTTTGGCACCTTTTTTAGCGAATTTCGCCATCATTTCTTCGGGCATTTTACCTTTAGCCATTAGATAACATCCTTTTCATCGTGTTCATTACGACCGTTAATTGTTTCTGTCATGCGGACTGCGTCTGTCAAACGAGTGATCACGCTATCAACACCTTGAACTTCCGGGTTGCGAGTTTTAAACTCAACAACTTCATTGAGAACTTCCACCAATTTGACATACGTGTCACCATTGGTTACAACTGGGAACCCCGCAGGAATTTCTTCAACAACCGGTTCGAGTTCTTCTACAACTGGAGCTTCGGCAACTTTTGTTTTTGCCATTCATACACCTACCTGTTTGAATTTGTATTTATCCATGTCATCACGAGCAACGAGAAGATTTATCGTCGGCGTGGCAACGCTTCTAAGATAAATATCTCCCGGCGTTATCACGTGATTAAAAATCATCGAAGCGGTTGACACAGGAACTGCTTCGCCATTATCGAGAATTATCATATCTGATTCTCGGTCGCAATGATTAACATGGAACCCGTTGTATTCAAGATTTGTTATCTCGCTAACAACTTTCATATCAATGTCTCCTTACCACAATTTCTACATTTTTTTACGAGTGAATAATCATCCATTGATGAAATAAACACTTCGTCTTTTACCCAACAGTGACCGCGAAACCCACAGAAAAGTTCGGTTAAAAACGAACGAATGTCGCCGGATATTAAGAATAATAACCATAGGAAATTCGATCGTGCATTCATTTTACCATCCTAGCCATTTTCAGACGCATGCACACAGGCATCAATGCTTCCTGCACAGCGTGTGTGAACGGTTTGATCTCGTCTCTGCACTGAGATTGAATAAATTTACCAACCGCCAGATCGGAAATTTTTCGAGCAACTTGATCAAGTGTTGAGTGATATGATTTTTTTCGTGAAAATTTTCCAGATGGATTTCCGTTCTGATCTTTTGTCTCAGTAATGATGAATAAAATAAACTGCTCGCCGTCCCATTCAAGTTCTTTGTCGGTGTCGATTTTCATAGAAACTCCCGTTAATTGTTTTAAAAATGGTGGTGAACCGATTTGGTTTTAATCAGAATTAACCGTCTTTTGGAGGACACCAGTTCACCACTGTGAACTAATATATATTATCATAGAATTTTTAAAACGAAAAAACCCCGAACGAATTAGGCGTTCGAGGTTTGTGCGGCGGGAGTAACACCGACTTAATTGCCTACAGGATGCCAAGCAGACACGGTAAATATAACATCAAGGAGACCGTGTATGTCCAACAAAATCTTTTCGTATGCGGCAACCGCCGTTCAAACAATGTTTACTTTTGTTCCATTTCGCGAACAAACGAACATGATAAATCCACACAATGGTCAGTTATTGGAAAAAATAACTAGAATACCAATTACCATTACCCCTCAATTTGTTGCTCCATCAATTCACCGATCGCTCGTGAATAGTGGGTTCTATGATAAAGATTAAAAACTTACCTCTTGTTATTTCGACCGTTCGACGGAAGAGAATAGTGACACATGTTCTCTTCATTATGATGGACGAGGCGAGTAGAAACAACAGTCTTTTTATTGATTCTGCTTGGAGCGAAGCACACGAAATAAGCGTGTGTAGAACCAATTGGTTCAATGGTGTTAAGTCACTGATTTCTGGTGGTGTCATTTTTAGACATAATGGTAAAATTGAATTATCAAGTGATGTGTTTGAAGTGTGTTAAGTGGTCCACCACATACGGGTTTTCCATATATGGGTTATCCATATATGGCTAATCCGACCCTAAGTAATACTTATTACATTAAGACTTATTAGAGTTAAAAGAAAATATTAAAAGAAAAGTTTTGAGGACATGATGACATCACTGTTTAAAAAAATTAAGTCAAAGCTGTTTAGCGTGTCGGTAGAAACACAAGTGTCTCTTCTTTTGGAAGTGTTCAAAACAGAAGAACAGAAAAAAGAGTTCATACGCGGTATGAGAAAAAAACAAGTGATTCCAAACTTCGAACCAGAAGACGAACAACGTATTTTGGGTGCAGTGCATGATGTACTGTTTAATCAAGTAATCAAGTATGTTATCACAAATGGTTTCCCAAAGGAGAAAACTGATGAGCGTTGAGATAAGAAAAGAAAAAGGTGTCAGATATGGTAGAGGTCTCGCGAGTTCCATGAGAGGACTTGGTGATGTTCATTCAAGACCGTTCGCAGTTGATCAAAACCATTGGGATAAAATTTTCGGAAAAAAGGAAAAACCAAATGAACATATCGCACCACTCGCTGAACAGTAAACTGTCAAAAGACCCGGAAACACATCTCACCTCGAAGGAAGAGATGATATGTTTTCTGTACACCACTGATGAATGGTGTAAAGGTGATAAGGTAAAAACGCTTCTTCGCGCAAATTACTCAGCAATGTTGTCGGGAGCAACACCGGATGCTGAGATGGCGAAAGTCGTGAATGAGGTATTCTCGAATAAACATGTCAAAAAACGAATCGACCAAATCGTGAAAGATCGAGATGGTGCATTTGTGTTCGACCGATTGGATGTTCTGAAAAACTACAAGCAACTATACGAGATGACAACCCAAGGTGACGAAACCGATTTAAAGACAGCCAAGGCAATAAATGATTCTATGGCAAAAGTTCTCGGTATGTTCGACGACATCAAGAAAGTCGACACAGGAACAGACCCAGCGAAGCTCGCAAAAGCGGCGTATGCTCGTGGTCGTGAAGCCGGTAGAAAACAACGCGAGACAATGAAGCCACTCGAGATTATCCAAATGAAGAAACGAAACGGGACTGAATAATGGGTCGAATAAAAACGCCGGAAGAAAAAGTAAATTTTAGTGATTTCTTTGATGAAGAGACGTTAGCGTTTTACCAAAGAAATCCATCGGCGTTTATCTACGAAATCATGTTTCATGAAAATTCCGTATATGATGGTGGGGATCTATACCTATCAGATCAACAGGAAGCCATCTTACAAGCCGTTGCGGACGCTGTAGATGGTGGAGAGACCAAGATATCCATCGTTGCAGGAAAAGGCTTGGGAAAAACGGCTATTGAAGCGTTGCTCATGTGTTGGTTCGTCTCAGTGTTCCATTTGCCGAAAGTTGTAGCCACTGCTCCATCATTTCCACAGTTGAAATCAGCTCTGTGGACAGAGGTTTCAAAATGGATGAAACAATCTCTAGTTTCCCCACTGTTTGAAATAACATCGGAAAGAATGTATCTGAAAGATGATGCGTATAAATCAAACTGGTGGGCTGAACCTCGAACATCAACACGCAAAGAAAACATGCAGGGTCTTCACGAGGACAATATGCTTTTCCTCATTGACGAAGCATCTGGTGTCCCCGATGAAATTATTGATGCTCTCGACACGACTCGAACCGGTGATCCATCTAAAGGTGTAAATATCCTCCTTTTGATGGGTAATGGAACAAAAACCGACGGACTGTTCTACGACTCACACAACCAAGACGCGAAGCATTACAAGACTCTGCAATTCTCATCGATCGATTCTCCGTTCGTAGACAAGAAAAAAACGGCTGAACTTATCGAACGGTATGGTTGGGAACATGACGTTATCCGTGTATCTGTAAGAGGGCTGTTCCCGAAAGGAAATAGCGACTCGCTCATTTCTCTGTCTGATGTTGAAGCATGTATGATGCGAGACGTTGATCGTGGAGTTCCAATTCAGATCGGCGTTGACGTTGCTCGCTACGGAGCTGACTTAACTGTGTTGACGTGGCGAGAAGGATGGTATGTTCACCCACAGGTAACAGCATCAAAAACTGGGGTGAATGATGTTGTAGATATGACACTCGCTCTCGTGAAAACGATTCGAAATAAAACAGATTACCAGGGAATAATCGACGTAAAAGTGGACGACACTGGTGTTGGAGGAGGATGTACAGATTACCTTAACTTGGATAGAGAGAACAACATAAACGTCGTTCCTTGTAACTTTGGTGGCGCGGCTGACCAGAAAGATTTGTATCACGATTCAGCTTCCGAAATGTGGGGTTTTGTAAGAGACAACATCGACAAAATTCAATTACCAGAATCACGTTTCCTCGCCGCAGAATTATCAACGCGTCGATTCAAACTCCCCGGCGGAAGAATTATGATCGAGTCGAAATCTGTTTACAAGAAGGAGTTTAAAGCATCTCCCGACTTAGCAGACTCACTCGTGTTATGTTTCGCTCAGAAAAAACCAGAACGAACAACACTGAAGGATTTCGATAAACTCGATAGTAACACCGTTAAAAACAATGTGTCTATCGATGCGTATTCGGAAACATTTGTGTCAACATGGTATTCACGTGATATGTATGCGTCACTTGTTCACGCTACGTGGGACGGGTTCAGATTAACGGTTCACACAGATTACGCCGGTGATGACAATATCTTCTCTGTTGGTTCTCTGATAAACCATGTTCGATCCGTTTCAACGAGTTCTATCTGTATCGGGAATGACCGAATGTTTGGTGATCTCGGATCTGACTTGGTCACCCAATATCGGAAATTAGGGGTTCGAGTTCAGAAAAATAGACGATATGATGAATTGGGTGGCACACAATTGCTGAATCAAATGATCTCAGACAAACGAGTGATCATCGATAGCAAATGTGGTGCTCTTATAAATCAGTTGGAAAAGTGGAATGTTCGGGAATCCAGAGCAGTGATTGAGGTTAATTACGGGCTATGTTATGCCATGGTTAATCTGATGTCATTCCTTCGGGAAAAAATAGAACGACCGGCTCCGAAGATAAAACAGCCGGGGTCTGGGTATAAAAATCAGAAGTCTCTAATAAACCCGGTTCGATATAATCCATCAGAAGAATGGTAAAAATTGCAATTGTGTTGTGTTTTATTGTAAATTACGTGTACGAGGAGGTGCCATTGGAGATTATTAAGTGTGCGGGTCGAAGAAATTATCGAAAGACAACGGATAAAACCGTTGTAGAATTCCACACGTGTAATCGCATATTGGCATTTATCGAAACTCCCGGAAACGCACGCGTTACATTCCCTCCATGCCCTTCCTGTGGTAATGTTACAAGTGCCATAGTTAGAGGAGATTTCATCGAACTAAACTTAATAAATAAGCGCGACTCCAAGCGTATAGAGACAAAAAATACACCGAAGGTTTTGACGCATGATAAAAATCGATAACACTGGTGCGAACCCTAGCGTCTTGGAGAGAGCGGAAACACACCCGCTATTGGACACAACGAAAACACCAAGTCCGTTTTTTAAGAAGATCAATAGGTCGATCGTCTCGTGGATTGAAGATGAGTTTGAAAGAACCGTTGATTTCCACAGAAACGATAGAATCAGAGAAGATAGAAATCATCGATACTATACGGCTCTCGACAGAGCGCAGTGGTCTCCAGAGATTCTGAAAAAAGTTTCAACCGGTGAACTAAATATCGATCTGTCACAATACAATTTCCTCATGAAAAAAGTGACGGGGTTTGTTGGGACTCTCATGAAAAACCCACAGGACGTTGAGTTTGTTTCTCAGTCACCAGATTTCGTCGATGGGTCACTCCTGTGTAAACACTTGATGAATAAAGATCGCGAATTGAACAACTGGGAAAATCAACTTAGAGAAACTATTAAAAACGGAATAATCTATAATGGGTTTATCCGTTTTAACGTAACAACAAAACATCACGAACTTGGGAACATTGAAATAAAGAATGTGAAACCGGGCACGTTACTAACAAGTCCAGAGTGGGACTCTGATGATATAAAAGATTGTTCGCATTATGTATCTGTTTCGTACATGGATGCGTACACTGCGAAGAAAATGTTCCCACATAAATCTGGAAGAATCGATGACGCTGTTCGTCGCATATACGACAACACGACAACTTACGAACAACGTGATGGTAGAGCATTTTCCGAATATGATTTGAATCCAATCTACGAACAAAAATATCGGTTCATTGAATATCATCACATGATCGACGAGGAAATTGTTCAGATGATTGGGTTGACTCCCGACGGAACTTACGTCGATGTTCCAGAACCGCCGAAAAATCTAAAAACGTCAGACCAGTTGAAGTCATGGATGAAAGCATGGTATGAAATAAACCATGTGGACCCTAAAACCGTTTTCTCTCGGAAACATGTCGTGTCTCGGTACTATATCACGACCACGTGTTCGATGCTCGATTCAGAGTTTCCATTCGATGACAACTTAGCTGTGATTCAGTGTGGTAGACTTCCTATTTCACAGTTCTCATACGAAAGACATGGTGGTAGATACATCGGTCTTATTGACGTTTTGGCTGACCCGCAGACCACGTTCAATAAGAACATGAGTCTCGTCATGGAGATGATTGCTCGTGCGTCCAAAGATGGGCAACTATATGAACCAAATGCGTTTGGTAATGATCCGGCGAAGATGGATGAGTATGAAAAGAAATCTTCTCGTCCCGGATTTAGAATGGCGGCAGAACCAGGCTACATAGAATCCGGTGGTAGAGTGTTCGCTGATATTCCTAATAATAGTGGTTCAACTCAACAACAAGTGATTCAGAACTCGAATCAGATGTTCGATATGATAAACCAGTTGACACCTCAGAATCTTGCTATGGAAGGATTGAACGAGTCATCGAAAGAGACCGGTCGTCTTTTCATGGAAAAAAGAAACCAAGGCGAAGTCACCATGGAAACCGTTGTCGGGAATCTTGCGAAACTCAACAAAGACATTGGTGAAATATGGCTTTCTATCGCAATGTCTCTGTATGGTGACGTGTATCGACGGTTCACTGATTCAACTGGTAAAGAATTTGAGATTAACCGGATGGAATACACTCCAGAAGGAATGTCATACATCATTAACGATATTTCGATGATTCCGAGACAGGAAATCGTGATCGCTTCTTCTCCTTCCGGGATGACACAACGAATAAGTGATCGGATCAGTTCACTCGAACTGATCCGCATCCTACCACAGGAAATGAAACTTACGTCGATGAAACTAACCGAGCGGATTATCAAAGGTCTTGACAACTACAGTAGAAAAGATCTTGATGGGTTCATGGAAACCATGGAAATTGAGAAAGCACTTATTCAATCTCAGATGGAAACACAGATTGCGAACAATGAAGCTACAAAAGCACAGGCAATGCAGGTGATCCAACAATCACAGCAACCGCCAGCTCCGCAGGAAGGAGCACCTCAAGAGGGTCAACCTCAAGGTGAGCAACCCACGCAGGAACCGATGCCGGAAGGACCGATCCCACCGGAAGGTGGTAGCCCCGGTCAAGAACAGATGGCGGTTAGAACACCGGATCAATTTACAGAATGACGTTTAAGTCAGAGGAGAATGTATGAGCAGAGTAACTCTTGAAGAGTATGCACGAGCTAAGAGTGCCGTTAAAATTGGTGCAGAGGAAATGGACATCATTTCCCGCGCCGCTGATTATGGATTTATTGATCCGTCCGAAATGAACTTGGAAGAGGATGACTCTATCGCGTTTCAGCAGGGTGCAATTCCTGTTGTTGGTGAAGATGTCAGACCAATTGACAAGATCATCGAAGAGGAACGTGATATGTCTCTCGAAGAAATTCGAGCGTTGAAAAAAGCAAATGAGGAACTTGCTAAACAGCTTGAAGACGAAAGAACCCTTCGTGAAGAAATCGGGAAAATTACACCGGCGACCGTTAATCCGGGGAACGACTTTGTCGAAGCCCTTGAGAAACTTTCGATTGATGATTTTGATTCCGAATATGATTATATGAAGGAACAGGCGCGTCTTCATTCTGAAATTATTAAAAGTCTGAGCCAAGGTGGTACAGATCCCCGCATTGAAAAAGCGATCAAATATGCGGAGGAAGCTGATGTTCAACGTCAGCAAATCGAAAATGAACGCATTCGAACTCGTAAAGAAGCAGAACTAAAAAATGCTATGACTAGCTTTTGGGATCGCCACCCAGAAGTGAAACCAACACGTGGTTACGAAGAAGTATCAGAAGATCTCGCCCGGTTCAAAAAGGAGATAGCGGACTCGCTACAGCTTGATGATAAAGGCGTGAACCGAACTATTGCTCGTTTGGCAGATCCGGCAACAGCGGAAACCGTTCGTAAATCACTTGAAACAAGTGGTGTTAAAATTATGGATGATTTCGATGCTGTGAACGAAACTATTCGCGTGTTTAATTACATGGATGGCTACAAGCTGAATCCTGCGACGGGTGAGTATGTACCGGTTCGAACTCTCAACGGTGAGGTGCAGAAACTCGCAGATTTGGAAACCGCGTATTTCGTGATGAACAAACAGCGACTACTTGCAGATCAGCGTAGAGAAGACATTCTCAAGCTCACTGAAAAACGTGGGAATATTGAGAATAGATCGCAGGGTATTCCAGTCGAAAGACTAGCGCCAATTGGAGCAGAAGAGGCATTGTCTCCTGCTGTGATGTCGCAGATTTTCGCGGATGCTCGTGCAAACCCACGAAAGTATACAACTGACCCCGAAGCCAAAGCGCGTCTTGAAGCGGCGTATCGCAAGGCAGGGGTATAAAAAAAGGAATAATAAATGTCTACTATTACAGCTCCGGGTACGAGTACTATTACATCTGGATTTAACTTTCCGGGTATGGTTGGTGTTGATGGTACAACGGCTCGTCCGTATACCGATACACAGATGGACATCGCGTCAAACAGACTTGACGCTCTTGAAACAAAACTTCAGTTGAGAGCTACTCTCTCTGACGTGTACGTTGCATCTATGGGTGACGTTGTCAAAAACTCTAACTCTGACGAGTTTACTCTCCCAGACGCAATCACTATGAATATGAGTCATGTGGCTGGTGCGAATACTCTTAATATGACAATCCTCGACCCTGTTCGTGGTCAGCCTCGTGCAGGTCGTTTGCAGGAACAGGACGGGTATGAAGTTGGACAGCGCATTCGTAACATCAAAGCGTTTTACAACGAATACTCACATGGTGTAACCGTTTCTTCTTGGGGTGTGGATTTCAACAACATGGATGGTCTCTACGGACTGTACAAAGAAGCAACTCCACAACTCGGTAAATTCTTCCATGAAGTAACTGGTCGTCAGTTCCGTGAAGCAGGTCTCGAAGTGTTTAACCGTGAACTTGTTCAAGACAACGTAAACGGTATCGTAAAACACCTTAACCCGAACCTGTTTGTTGCGAACACTGATCCGTTCTCACAACCTGCGTACAGCAACAACAAAACCACGATGGCGACTGCGCTTATCTCGGCTATGGATGCGGCTGACACTGGTACAAACGGTGTTAATGCGAACATCTCGGTTCCATACCTTGATGCTCTTATTGACCATGCTCAGACAACTCTCCGTATCGTACCACTTTCTATCGGTGGTAAAGATTCGTATGTGATCGTTCTCCCATCTAACCAGATGGCGAAACTCACTTCACTTACGAGCACCCTTGGAACTCTTTGGAGTTCTGTAACTTCTCTCACCAAAGATGAGATGGAGTTCCCGGGTGTTATCGGTCGTTATAAAGAACTTCTCTTTGTATCTGACGCTCGCTATCCAGTATTCACAGTTACGGGTGCGGCGACGTACACTGTTGACTACGTTGAACCAGGTAACGAAGATAACCGTAACCGTCGCGTGTACGATGCAACAACCAACAAGCGTTGGTCTGTTGGTATGCTCCTTGGTGCACAGGCTTTCCTTGACTGGAAAGTTCGCGATCTCCACTTCGAAAAACACGTTAAATCGTATGGTAAATACGCGGGTATCTCTGCGTTTACCGAACGGGGTGTTCAGCTTGCGTTTGCTCGCACTGATACACAGGACGCAACATCGAAGATGCCAGCGTACATCGAAAACAACGGTTCTATCGCGTTGTTCTTCACCAACACTTCCACTCTTGCAATCCTGTAAGAACTGATGTGAAACGGGGGTTGGAAACAGCCCCCATTTAAAAATCTTGATTAAAAGAGGGTTATATGATTATCGAAAAACTTGTTGGTGGTACTGCTTACGTTGAGCGTATTTATGAAATGGCTCAGTTGGCAGACCTTGACGTGATAAAACTTGCATGGAGACAAACTGGGTATGCGAATGCAGAACTCACAGGTCTCGAAGTTCCAGTCGTTGTTAGAAACCGTCAGAACTCAAACATCGTCACCGAAGATATTACTGAGATGGTGTCGTTTGAAGATGGCGTTACATATTTTTACGCTGATGAAAACAAGGTTCGTTGGGGATACGTTATCGCCACTGAAAACAATCTTGTTCGACTCGCTGAAGCACTTGCATCTGGGGTGTTCGTTGTTCGTTCGAAATCGTATATTGATAAGATTAAAAATATCGCGATTCGAAATGGTTGGAGAACTGAACCGGGAGTTGCAATGCACGAAAGTATCGTTGTGTCAGATCGTGAGAAAAAAGCTCTTGATAAAACAACGAAACTTGAAAACGAACTCGTCGAAGCTCGTCGTATTGCCGCAGAAGCGGTTGAACGTGCTGAACGACTTGAACAGTCAACAGCTCTTGCAAAATTAGGTGCTGAAGATAAAAAAGTTTTCGCTCCATTGCCGGTGACGCAAAATGAAATAGAAAGTGATCCATCTAGCGATCCCATTGGTGCCGGTGCTGACGCATTCGCCCCAAAAACTGGGAGAGCTAGAAGTAAATAAATAGAGAGGGTTCCATGAAAACATTAGAACTGGTTTCCCATATTTGCCGGGAACATTCAGAATGGCAAGTTCCAACCGTTTTAATGTACCTAAATGAAGTCCAGCGTCGGATGCTCTCGCGTCCGTTGCGTTCTCGAGAAATCTTTGACCCGTTGACGGGTAAACACCCTGTCCTGCAAACGCAGGATGGGGTTTTCGTTTATACCCTCAGTGTTCTCGAAGGTTTCCCGGAAGACGCTATCATGGCTGATTTGGTGTACGGTGACGATGTGACTTACGAAGCTCAATTCGTTGAGGGTAGTTCGTCTGAAAAAGCTAAGATCATGATCCCTCCAACGGTAAGTGGGTCATTGTCAATACGAGCGTATAAAGCACCTCGTGAAATAAAAAGTCCATCGGTCGAAATGGAAATCCCAGAATCATTCCACTTTTCAACGGTTCTCGTTGGAGTGCAGGGGTATTTGGAACAAGCTGAATACGGACGATCAGAACTTCTTGAAAAATTTGAAAGAACTCTTCTCCCAAAATTTTGGGAACATGAGAACTTCAAACCAAAAGCATTATCTGGTGAAGCTAAACCATATTACCATGGGAGATAACAATGTCTCAAAAAGTGTTTAACCCACGTGGTCGGCAGGAGAAAGATCGTTTAATCGGTTTTTCTCGTGAGCGGTTTAGCGGGGGTATGTTTAGAGACTCAAATGAAATCCCCGAGAGTGGTATGTTTCACCTTGAAAACGTAACTGCTCACACCGACTGTTTAAAAGGTCGAAAAGGATCGAAGTTATTCTCAGATAGACGACTCCCCGTTGAGTTCTCAATGAACGCAACTAAAGTTGGTCCACTCGTGACGCTTACAGGTGGTATCACCAAGCAGGAGATCGGTTACATTCTTTGTGATTGGGATGATGGTGTGAACAAGTCTGCTCGTATTGTGGGTGTTGATGTTGCGTCGTTAGATCCACTGACTGGACTTTACGCAGTTATTGAAATCGAAAATACGATCCCAGATTTCACAGATAAAACAATAGGCATTCGAGGAAGAATAAACGCGTCATTCACATCACACGTAACAACAAAAACCAGTGGTGTTGAGATACATGTTTTCCTCCTTATCGGTCGAAAACTTTTTGTGTCGTCGGTGTATTACACTGGTGGTGGAACCGCTGTGATGAGCGATTGGTTTGAAGTGTACCGCACTGGTCGAGACATGCCAGTTGACGCTTTTTCGACTTTCGATAAATCCGGTGACGTATTGCTTCTGAACAATCCCGGCGGACTATTTCGCATCAACACGAACCAAGTCCCCGGTGCGATGTATTTCTGGAAAACGAATAATGTAACACCAATGACCGAACACATGATAACTGACGTGAACAGATCAAATATGTGGGAATACGGTTTCCGATACATTGTCACATTTTCAAAACTAACCGGTTCCGTTTTTGGTGATAGAACCATGGCTGATCTTGGTGTTGTCGTTGAACAGGAAACTTGCCCTGTGGTTGTAAACACCATGTATGACAAAGATTACTCCATCGTGTACGGTATGATCCCCCCCACGGGGGCTGGTGTGTTCATCGGTTCTTCTAAATCGGAGAAAACAACCGGGGCAGAACTTTGGGTAACTGTTTACGGAAAGAACGCATTCTCACTCGTGACCACTTCGTCATCGGGTTCTGCAAAGCGTATCGCGATTTTCGTGGACTACACATACTGTCAAACATTTGACGATGTGATAACCGTTACCCAAACAGCGTTAAACCAGAAAAATTCGGATCTTCGGTTTGGTGTTACTTCTGATGGTGATGATAACGTCCGTTTTTTCTTCTTCTCATCGGATGATTCAGAGTTGTCGTCGATACTCATAACAAAGTGTGACGACGCTGTCATACCTACCGATGCTGATGGTGATCCTCTTTATTCGAACACTGTGTATGCCGAATTTGGGTTTGACACCCCGGAGCAGGTAACATTCACAAATAACCGCAGAAACGTGGTGAATGGATTGTCCATCACGAAAGATGGCGATCAGATTTCGGACACGTTCACTCACTATACCGTGTACAGAACACTTGATGTTTCTTCGGCAGAAGATGTTAGTGGTGCTCTTTCGGCTTCTCGCGTGGTGAATGATAGAAATAGATTCACGTGGGTTGCGGATATTCCAATGGTGAAACCGTTACTTGGATATATTTCCGGTGGAAAATTATTCATTGATTCGTATGCTATGAATGTTTACGACATTGGGTCTATGGTTGGGTTTTTGCGAGAAACCACGTGGGAAGAATACGAAATTCTCGACATTGGGTATGACGCAGGAAAACCGCATTACGTGCTATCTAATGCTCAATCGGTTGGTTCTACGTACAACAAGGTACCACTCGTTATAGGTTCTGATACCGTTTTCCTTGGAAGTGTTGACATCAATGGGGTTGTTGGTGGGTATACGTTCTCTGGAAGTGATATTGGTAAAACTCTATTTTGGTCCGATGGGTCGTCAACATTGATAGTCGATGTTGTTTCTGGTGTTGCCAGAGTTCTCGGTAGACAGGTAAAAGCGGATCAAGCGTGTTCGTTAAATCCAAACGGAAGAAGTTTCAACGACACCGTGTCGGATTTCACGTTGGAGTCTCGATTCAAGAGTTTCCCATTGACGACACGGTTCTTCGATAGAATGCCGGACTCATCGATTGGGTGTGTTATTCCCGGTTTCGTTCTTACAGCGGATCGTGGTTTCGGAGAGTTTAATTATTGTTCGACTTATTTGCCATCATTGATCGGGTATCATCATAGATCTGGACAAAGTAATGATACGATTGTTGATGGTATTCAATCGATAACATGGAATAAATCTTCTGTTAGCATCAAGACGAATCAGAAGACTTTCGTGTTGCGAACAGAACAGGCGTATAACGCAGGAGACCCAAAGTTCAACGAATCGTTCTTCACGTTCCCGGACCCAACGATAGTGACCGATCAAATTGGGGTAAACGCTGTTTCCCACGTGGTTTCCACGGGTGATGGTGTCGAACTTGTTTATACCAACGAACCTGCTATAAGAATTTACGACGGTGAAAAATACGGAAAAGACATTTCAGCAGACAGAGTTCGAGACACCTTTATCGTCCCATTTTACCCGACCCTTGTTATAGATTATGATGGTGATATTGGGGTTATGCTGTGGGGATACAATAGGGGGGGTGGCGTATGAGTGATTGGTACGATCCGGCAACGACCAACAATTTTGAAACCATTCAGTTCGTGGTTGAGCCGGAAACTCCGTTTGTGAGTGACTTTTCAACGATAACTGACACAGTTGAATATAGAACTGGGGTTGAGGTTATACAGGTGCAATTTGTCGATAATTCAACGGCTCCCGATATAGGTGCTGTGTTTTTCCTCGACGATGGTGAAACAACTTTTGACGATGATATACAATTTATTGTGAAGGACTACTAATGAAACAACTACACGGTATTATGATCAATGATACTCTTGCGAGGTTGAGAGAGTTTGGTATGAGGTATGAGGTCGGATTCGACATCGATGCGGCGAATGATTTCTGGGTTAGACGTGTCGATGGTGCGTGGGACAAGACTGCAATTCAAGCATCTGTTGATGATGTCAGCGGTGCGAAAACATACCACTCGAACGAGTTTGGTAGCACCACGTTCGTGTCGAACACCAACGGTAAAAAACTTGGTGTTGGTATGGATACCGACGATGGTTCTCAATTGTTCGGTCGCTTGAAAACAAGCGCATCCGACGAAACGACTCTCGGGGCGAGATTCATCTTCAATGATTATTCAACATCAATCGTTATGAATACAATCGGGACAAAATCTCAAGCGTTTGACTTTAAATACGTACCTATCATGTCTGGTTACCGGTATGAGGGTATCGGGTTTGGTATGCAATCATCAACGGGTGGGCGTGACAGTCGATCAGTTGCTCTGACTGGTGACGGTATGACCGTTTCGTCGAAACTTGGTTCTTCATCAACTTCTGTGAGAAACATTAAGATTCTTACGAACGAATGGACGAACAGTGATAAAGCGGGTTTCTTATTCCGAGAAGAAGCTGGGATTAGATCAACCAAGTTTGGCGTCAAGGGAAAACTTGTTGCCACTGAAGCAATAGATGAAGCGGACCTTGATTCATACATCACAATGCGCCAACTCACGTCAACCGTTGGGATTGCTGAAGTCGTTGCTGGAACTGGTGTAACGGTTGACAACACCGATCCACTTAGACCGATTGTGTCATCTACATCCGCCGGATCAACTGGTGCTCTCGGATCTATAAATGTAAGCGATAGTGCAACCGGATGGATGAACAGTGGGTGGTACGCGATTACCGACGGCGGTGTTGGTGCAATTACTTCGCTGGATGCTTACTTTAAAACAGCTGGTGGGAATACTTACATTGGAAATCTCACAGGCGATACTTATGTTGGTGACCTTGGCGATGATGTGTATCTCGGTAAGCAGGGTAATGATACTGTCATGGTGTCTGCGTTGTTACCGCTTGCTCCAACGCTCCCAGCTCACGCCGCTCGATTGAGCGATGTCACGAGTGCTTCCACAACTGATCGTGACCGTGCTAACCACACCGGAACACAGTTGTCTTCTACTATTAGCGATATTCAAACCACGATAACGAATAACGCATCGGTGCTTGCGAACACTGCGAAAGTCACAAATGCGACCCACACAGGTGATGTTACAGGAGCAACAGCTCTGACGATAGCAAACAATGTTGTTACACTTGCTAAGATGGCTGATGTTGCAACATCAACAGTATTCTATCGTAAAACCGCATCAACAGGTGATCCCGAAGTTCAAACATTAGCAACTCTTAAAACTGATTTAGGTTTAACAGGAACTAATAGTGGAGATCAAACCATTACCCTTACGGGAAATGTTACAGGGTCTGGGACAGGTTCTTTCGCAACAACAATTGCAACCAACGCGGTTGATAACTCAAAACTCTCCCAAGTTGCCACTACTACTATAAAAGGTAGAAACACCGCAGGAACAGGGAATGTAGAAGATTTGTCTGTTTCTACAGTTAAAACCATGTTGAATCTTACAGGAACTAACAGTGGTGATCAGACTTCAATTGTTGGGATTACAGGAACTAAAGCTCAGTTCAATACTGCGGTTACTGACGGTGATATATTGTATGTTGGGGATGTTACAACTAATGCCACCCATACAGGTGATGTTACTGGTGCAACTGCTTTAACTATTGCTAATGATGTTGTATCGAATGCAAAACTTGCAAACATGGCTACTGCAACAATTAAGGGTAGAACTACAGCGGGAACAGGTGACCCAGAAGATCTTACGGCAACACAGGCTCGTACTGTTATTGACGTTTATTCTAAAACCGAGACCACCAATATAACAAACAATAAGCAACCTTATCATGGTGTATATCACGATGGAACTAACTACGAATCTGATCTGATTTATGATGAAGTTACTGGTGAGTTATATTTCAGTGCACCAACAACTATATATGACCAAACAGGGGTTAAATACACTATTCCAACTACTCCGATGTTTGACACAACAGGATTAGCTAGTGGAATATATTTCGTCTCAATGAACTCAGCTGGTGGTATAAGTGGTTCAACTACTACTTGGAATCAGCTAATCGTTTCTCCTATTGCAATTATTGTTCATAAAAATGGCGGAATTAGTAAAGCATTTGATGAACGTCATAGACATTATAGAAATGCCGCGGCAACAAATGCGGCTCATTATTCAGAAGGAACTATTCTAAGAACTAAACCAATAATTGCTGGATTTACTTTAAATGGTACTACTGATGCATCTAATAGCTATTCGCTTAGCTCTGTAGTTGTTCAAGATGAAGATATCAGCATGAATACAAGAACTAAAACTGAAATCCAAACACTTTCGCAGATACAAGTTGATGCCGTAGGCGATATTGCGTTTGTGAGTACCAATGCTCATGGGTATAATGTTGGAACTACATATCCAACAAAACAAGTAACAACTGTTGGTGGAGGAATTGCTGAGATCATTCCTGTCATAAACGGAACATATTTCAATATGTATTTGTTAGCAGGAACTTTCTTAGATGAATCTTATCGTTATTTCTTAGCATCTGGATATCAACAATGGAATAAACCAAATGCTAGTGATACTCTAGCTCTATCTAATGCTATAAGTGCTCTAGTGGGTAATGACTGTCCTGTTTTCAAGAAATTAAATCTCCAGGAAGTTAATACATTCTTGAAATTAACATATTTTGTAAAATCAAGTAATACTCAAATTGGTAAAGCTCAATTAGTAAGTGTTCAAGAAATTATAGGAAATAGACAGCAGAATTTATCTACCACTGTACCAGGTACAACACCTGACTTACAATTGGTAACTGATACAGGTGCAACAACTACCAATGTCATAACAACTGGTGGTTATATTGATACTGCCCTCACAAGTGGTAATGTAGTTATTGGTGGCGGAGCTACTAAGCTAACAAGTTTATCAAGAAGTGGGATTGATACAAACGCAGTGAATTTGACAACCGATCAATCTGTTGCTGGTGTGAAAACTTTTTCAAAAATGTCGGTGTGGCAGTATACAGACTCACTTGGGGATCGCGCTCTAAACATCCGCCCAGATGTGGCGGTAGGTTCAAATCTTCCGTTGGGAGGAATTAACTTTTGGGCTAATAATACAATGACAGTGAATCGAAGATCGAGAGTAGAAGCGTTTACCACTTCATTCGGGAATCAGATTGGTCTAAGGGTTATAACTCATAACACTGAGGCGGCAGGTGATATAACAGCATTGACTATTACTCCAGCAGGGGCATTACTCGATGTAATGTCAACTGCAGCAAAAACAGCTCTTGCCGATAATGCAATATTGGCTAACTTTGGTGATGTTAAATCCATAGGTGATATTCGTTACCAACCACTTGCAACTGACTTGACCAACTTCAGTTCATGGTTTGATATAGTCGATATTTCAACAACAATTAAAGCATTACAAGGTAATACTACTTCCACAATATTTAATGGTGTTGGTGCTACCATTCTTACAAGCAACCATGCTAAAAATGGGTCTATTTGGAATGTAAGAGCAAGTGCAGGCTATGCTACAGACTTGACAATGCCGTTAACTGATGCCAATAATGGTGCAATTATGTATATGTATGGAACTGGTATTGCTGGTTCTGGGTTAGATTCCTCAACTGCTCCTAAATTGTATTTCAGAAGAGATGGTAGTATTAGAGATACTGTTTCAACTGAAACTAAATTAGCGACTAGTGGCTTTGAGACAACGTTAACAAACTTTAATGATTTAAACAGTTTAGGTCTTTATAATCCAACTATATTAACAACAGGAACCAGCACACTTACATTCACTAATGGGTTTACATATAGAATTTTTGGAAGATTGTCACTGTTAGCGGATACTAACCTATTATCTTTCAATAATTCAATTTATTTTGCTAAGATAACAGAGTCATTCTCAATTAGTACCCCGTCAACACCGTTAGTTACTACTGGTTCTCAAGACTGGACAAGTAATAATTTGAATTGTGAATCAGGTCAATACTTTGTTGATATATCAATAACGTATAACACTAATAATAATATGATCCAAGTTCAAGGTACTGTTACTGGCATTAATTCTACCGGTCGAGTTTCTGACCGTTTCTGGGGAGACAAAAAACAAGGTGCTGGAGTGATGCCTACGCAAGTTATCATAGATGTAGGCTCTTATACTAACTCCAAATTACATATTCAGCGTGTACAATAAACAATTTAATAAAAGGAGTTTTAAGATGAGACTTAATCAATATGACGAACTAATGAGAATCAAAGAGATCCGCTTACAACCAATGGATATTGCTTCCCCGCAAGGGGATTGGAAGATGGATATTCTATGGTTATCACTGCATGAAAAGAGTGGTAAATGGTATGATGGAATGTTAGAAACGCTATCAGTTCAAGAGGCCATTCAAAGAGGTATTGTTACTGTTGAACAGATGCAACAAGCATATACATTCCACGCAACAATAGCGGATAACTGGCATACGGTGGTGAACCAATGACACCGCTGAAATATGAAACCCTTAAAGCGGGAGATCTCGTGTTCACCACGGGATCTTCTTTAGTGGCGCGTGTTATCCAACGCATAACAAGCGGGTCAAATCATGGGTATCCGTCCCATATAGGAATCGTGATAGATTTTTACGGACAGAAACTAATCGCGGAAATGTTGAACGATGGTCTTGTGGTGTCGTCGCTTGAGTCGTATCGGAAATCAAAACGAAAAACGATACACTCAATTTGGCGACTTGGTCGCATGACCGATGATAAAATTGAACGTCTTCAACAGCGGATAGCACTTGATCGACGCAAACAGATTGAGTACGACTGGCGCGGGGTTATGGGGTTCATAACCGGTAAAACAGATTGTCCAGAAAAATTCTACTGTTCGGAATACGTTGTTTACGTTCTTCGATATGTCGGGGCATATCCGACAATATCTCGTTCAATGTTTTCACCGAACGACATCTTCAACGATATCAAAAGTCTGAAAGATTCAATCGAGGTTGTTTATGAATAGTTTCGAAAAATCGTTTGAACGTGTCATCGGTAACGAAGGCGGGTTCACAGCTGATCCGACAGATCGCGGAAACTGGACAAGTGGGCGTGTTGGTCATGGCGTGTTGAAAGGAACCAAGTTTGGTATCTCAGCAATGACATATCCAAATCTTGACATCGCCAATTTAACGGTAACACAGGCGAAAGAAATTTACAAACGAGACTGGTGGGACAAGTTCTCAATGGGTCGGTTTGGAAAATCTCTTTCGTTCCAAGTGTTCGATTCCGCGCTTAACCATGGTTTCTTTCCAACGGTTAAACTACTTCAGAGAGCGGTTGATGTTGTCGATGATGGCGTGATTGGTCCTAAAACACTGGAAGCGGTGATGAAACGCGATGTTAGTGATCTTTTGATGCTGTTCTTAGCTGAACGAATCAGATTATTCACAACGGTTAGCACGTTTCAGTTGCACGGTAAAGGATGGATGCGTCGGGTTGCTGAAAATCTAAGGCATGCGTCGGAAGACAATTAACACGTTGTATATTAAGCTCGTTGGTTGACGGGCTTAATTTTTATCAGAAATGTGAGATGTTGTGGACAATATAAACTTCTTGTTTGGAAAAGATGGTATCACAACGGTTGATCTGATTTTACTCTCGATTGTTTTCCTCATCGGTCTCACAATCGTAGTGTCGTTTGGAAACTCTTTTACAATTGGGAAGTTTGCGTGGCGTAAAAAAACCGATGCAAACATGGAGTTTATCAAAAAAGAGATTGAAAGTCTCAGACTCGAGCTAAGAGCCGACAAACTAGAGTCTCGCATCCATGACGAGTTTAAGTCCCTGCGCGACATTGCGAAGGAACGAAAGACACGGTTACTTACATCTCTCACAGCACGTTACGTAAAATCTTTTAATTCGTTCTGTGAAAAGTATTACCCGAACAAAGAAGACAACGTGGAAGAAAAACAGGCGTTGTACAAACTTCTTATCGAACGTGGTATTGGCGAAGTAGCTGGGCATGAGATGGTTAGGCTCGTGTTCAAAAATTCATTCCTTCCACTACCATCAAAAGGAGACACCCCACGGATAATACAGGAGAAAAGCGATGCGTTTCGTGAAGACGTGTTCGAACGGTCTATTTATTTGATGACGTTGACGAGTAACTACATTAAACAGGAGTGGGTGTTTACCATTGCTCACTCGACTTACGTGTCAGAATTTGCCATGGGAGAATCATCGAACACATTAAGCGGGATCTCGAATTATTTCTTCGAAGTGGTGTCTGCGAGAGACTTGGCGATCTCGGCTATGTTTATGGAGTATGGTGATATGTATGTAAGTTTTGAGTCTTTCAAGAAATATGTGGAAAAAAGATACACGGAAATTTACTAAAGGTAACATTTCGAAAGTTTTTATTGTATTTTATTTGGACAATTATAAACAAACTCGAAGGAGAGTGCTATGGGAAAGTCATTAAATGACTCGGTTGCCGAAACAGTTGAAACTATCGTTGGTATGAAATCAACTATCGTTCATCTTGACGGTGAGATCAAAAAAGGGAACGAATACATTGAAAAAATTTCAGCAGAAAACGTATCACTTCGTGCCGAACTTGCCGCCGCGAATGTTCGTATCGCTGAACTTGAATCAAGTTCTGTGTCTATCAAAGAAGACAAATAAAAGGAGACAGTATGCCGTCAATAGTACGGTGGCTGTGGGATTTTGGGGACGGTGAAGAATCTGCTTTACCGTCCCCTTTCCACATCTACAGAAGACCTGGGTTTTATGATGTCACTCTGAAGGTGTGGGATGAGTTTGGCAACACGCGACAAGTGACCAAAACAGATTACATCAACGTGTTTGGTTTTGCGGAAACACTGTTTAGCTACGGTGTTAATCGTGATCGTCAATGTCTTATTTATGGTAACAGCGACACAACTGGTTCGGGATGGGTGGAATTTTCTGGTGATAATTGGTTGTTTCCAGAGACGAGAGCCGCGATGCCGGTTCTTAATGTTGGTGATGATCGTATTAAGATATGTTTCGACTTCGACACTGGCTTACCATTCGTAATGAATCAGAAGAAATCGTTTGGTGTTGATCATGATCTTTACCGAGACATGGTTGGTCACCCGGACGATCCGGATGGTTACCCAATTCGAGCATTGATCATAACACCGGAAATGCGTGGGTCTTCCCGTAAATTCAAAATAAAACATGAAGAGACTTATTCTGACATTCGATTGATCGACGGTGATTACCAGCCAACGGACCGAATCAGTGTTGATGCTCATTTAATCAATGAAGGTAGACCGGTTCAAACGGAACGGATCGCAGATATAAACCAAGACTCAGAAGTACTGTTCTCGCATAAGGCGATGTATGACTTCTTCCAAATCGGTCTCGAGTTTAGTCATTCTGGTTTTAGAGTTGAAGGGATCGAAACAACTTGTAAAGTGTCCGACACCGCACGATACGCAAATGATGTTATCGTTGAGGATCGATCGTTCCAGTTGTACATGTCAACCGCAACAAAGTGGTTTACTCGTCCCGGATATGATTCAAATAGATCAACCGGGGACACATTGCTGATCACTGGTTCATCAACGAACGGCGCAGATCTGTATGAAAATTCTGCTTTCCTCCTTTCAACACCACTCGACATCGACACCGCCGACGACACGTTGATGGTGTTGTGGAGAAAACACGACGTTGATAGTAATATTCTTCTTGATGGGGTTTTAACTGCTCTACCGGATCCGTTCGTTGGAAACATTACAACGACCAATTGGGATCTTCATTTGGTTGATATTACATCTGTGTCGGTGGTGACATTACCAGTTGGATTTATCGTGTTTGATCTTCGATGTTTTATGTCGACAGTGACAAACGAAAAACATTTCGAGAATTATATTCATGATGTGTTCCTTAACAGAGGTGAAAAATTTCTACCGGGGTATATCGAATGAGTGAAATGGGTGATAGAATAGCACGACTTGAGACAAAAATAAACTATCTTGAGTCTGAAAACACTGCGAGAAAAAACGAGAATGCTCGGCTGAGTCGTAGACTTGATGAAGAGGTTTCGAACATTTCTCTGCAAATGCAAAACTTAATGAAACGCGTTGAGCGTTCGGTTCGGAGATAATAATGGCAATTTACAATCCGGGCGTGAATCCGTGGAAGCCGGGAACGCAGACAGGGGGAGCAACAACACCAGTGCTCCCAGATGGAACAGATACGAATAAAAAAGACAATAATGTCGCAGGGTTTGACTACGCAGGTTACACATCTGGCAAATACACACAATCGGGGATGAACCTCGACCCTATTAACAAAAAACTAGAAACTGTTTGGGGTCAATCAAATCCGTCGAACAATGTTAAACCGGGTGATTTCGGTCGTGCAGATGCCATGAATAACTTTGATCGGTACGATCCAACGAAACAGGGATCTCAGACCAAATCTGCTTTCTTTGATGCACTCAATCTACAGGGTTCTGCGGCTCATGGAACTGATAAGGCGATGGATCAAATTTCCCGCACTGCATCAATGGACCAGAAAGCCACCCAAGGAGCAGACAAACAGGCGATGATGCAACAAGCGGCACAGCTTGGAATGTCAAAGAGTCAGATACTCATGCAACAACAAATGGCGAACAGAACACAGGAAGCGGCTCAAACCGATCTCCTTGGTCAATTGGCTGTTCAGCGTGCGGAGCGTCAGGCAGTGGCGACAAAGGATCTCGCATCGATGGCGTTATCTGGTCGCTCGATGGAACAGGCTGAAGAGAAGATGCAACTTGAGGACAAGTGGTTTGAGAAAGCCAAACTTCTCGAACAGCAGGGTATGAACATCGATGCCGCTTATAAAGAACGCGCACTCGAACTTCAACAACGTGGGTTCGGTCTTGAGGTTATCGACCGGATGCTGACTGAAGAGTTCGGGAAGTCTGATCAAGATCTTAACTGGGCGAAACTCATGTTGCAGGATGAACAATTCCTCGCACAGCACGATCTCAGCAAGGAACAACTCGAAGCACAAATGAAAGACATTGATTCCCAAATCGCCCAACGCAGAAGCGTTACCGTGGCGCAGAACATGGAGAATTTCACGGAGTCTCTTAAATATCTTGATCTCACATCAGAAGAGGGTGTCACCAAGGCGCAAGAACTATTCGCGGGGATCAATGGTTTTGGAACCGACGAGGCGTCGAAAGCAGAACTTGAAACGTGGTGGAAATCTCTTGACTTCACCGATCTTCGTCTGATGGAGTTTGATTCAAAACGCGATGATTCACTTGCGAACATGGGTGAATACATTTCCGCGTTTGGTGCTGATCAGTTCATGGATGACAAATCAACTGGCGGGAAAGAACTCAATTTCTTCAAACAGGGTGAAGCAACTAAAAACGGTGGTCTCGAGTTCAAGGATAAAGGGATGGAACTGAACGCACTGTCTGCATACTGGTATGCTAACGGTGGTGAAGTTGGTCAATATAAAGACCAAGCTGAGTTCATCAACGCATGGCAAAATGGAACAGTTGACGCGAGCATCACCGAAAGCATGAAAGGATACGTGAACGGGAAAGCAAAAGAATTTGTCATGACCGCGAACGAAGTTTCATACAACGACTCGATGAATGAACTGTATCGTCAACTTGGTGATGGTAAGATTTCTCAAGCCGATTTCAACACCGCTGAAAAAGCGTTGAACATGTTGCAGACCTATGGAATTACGGGTGGTGTAACCGCTGTGATCGTTGGTGATAATATCGTGCTTAAAGATGGTCAAGGGAATGTCGTTTATGATCCTAGTGGTAAATCCACTGGAACAACAAACACCACGGGTACGACGGGAACGGGACAGATTGTTGTTTCAAACGGTGATGGCACATCGGTTAAGGTGACGAATAAAGATGGTGTTTATATTGCTGACACTGTATCCGACGCTGTAACGGGTGACGATGTCGCGAAAGCAACCACGCTCGGGTCAATGTTCACTAGTAAGTATACGCCATCGAGACCTGACGAAACTCCTATTTACAATGTAGGGTTCAAAGTCAATGAAGATGGTGGGTGGTCAACTGTGTTCTATGATAAAGCAACCGGAGCAGAAATTTCCGCGAGTCAAGCATTCAAGAACAATCTATCCACTGACGACATAGCATCATCGGGTGAAGGAATCGCTCGTGCGAAATTTAATAAACCCGAAAACTTCAAAGGGTTCGCAGAAGCAAAAGCCGATTACGAAGCATCCAATGGAACACCAAAAGGAAAAGGAGAAGGAGACTTCTTCGTTTACGATGGTAAACCATACACAGTTGATGCGGCGGGTAAAAAAACTGCGATCGATTACACCACACTTGATGGCGCAGGTTGGAACAAATTACTCGCAACTCCTCAGTTGAACTTGACCGATGCAGGTGCAATTTCCACGTTGAAGGATAAAGTGAAAGAATCTCCGACGTTCCTCGACGACACCACATGGAAAACAATGAATGCGTCGGTTAGAGGTCAGTTGCTTGAAAGTATACCGGCAACAAACTACGAAAGAAACACCGATACGAGAACTGGTGATCGTGAGGATTACCCGATTGGGCTTAAAGGGATTGGAAAAGGATCGACGTTTAAAGACTCATCCGGTGATCTTCTACGGTGCGTTGACACTGTTAAATCTGGTGGTAAACCATGGGCGTATTCATATACGTTTGTTGATGTTGTAACGGGTGAAAAGTATGTATACAATGCTGGGCAGAACACTTGGTCATAAGGAGAATTAGATGAATACTCAAAATACTCGGGGAAGCATCCCCACAAACAGGGGAACGACCAGAACAGGGATGATGACCCCGACAGCCACACCCAAAGTGAATGAGACGAGTCCATGGGATAGTTCGTCTCGCGTTGGAACCGACACGTCGATGATGGTTGCCGCGGGTGCTGAAGCGGTTGGTGCGGCGGCTGATATTGGAATTGGTATTGCAGGTCTTGCGGGTAACCGTAGAGACCGCGAAGAAGCGAGAAAACTCGCCGATCAAGTACGCGGTGATGAACTTCGCTCCGAAAAAGAGTGGGACACGTTAAATACTCGAAAAGTCGGTATTCAGCGCGAAGGTCAAGACATCGATCATCTTGCCCGTAAAAACGTATTGAAGTTTGATTCGTTTCTGCGTGAGCTGAAGAATCGTCAGAAAAAGTATGATCAGACAAACGAGTCGATACAAAGAATCGGCGAAATGGCAAATCAGAGCCAAGGGATGAAAGACATCATGCTGTCTCTCCTTGGAAGTAAGAAACAGGAAGGGAGTCAGTAATGGTAGCAACAACGATTGCGGCGATCACAGGAGTTGTGAGTGTCACTGGTCAACTCGCGACGGGTATTGTGGGGGCGGGTGGAAACAAAAAAGCGCGTGAGGAAGGTGCTGAACTGGCACAGATCAAACGTGGTGATGTCAGAAATTCGGATCTTCTCAAGCAGGGGCAGGAGATCAAAAATCAGAGAACTGCTATTCGTGGTCTTGAAATGAAACGCGAAGAGGACAATATCGAAGAACAGGGAAGACAGGTTGATATGAAAACTGCTCTCGATGATACGAACAGATCGGTAATGAATAACGCACAGGACTCGCAGATCAAGGGACTCAGTGGGTCGCTTGCTCGCAATGTTAAATCCATCGAAAGGTTGAGACAATGAGTGGAAGTGGATTCTACGGGTATAACCCAGCAGACTATAAACCGGATTACGATTTCTTCGCTGACGCGGCTGAAAAAGCAGGTGCGGCAGTTTCTCTCGTTGGTGACTATGTTCAACAGGTTCGCCAAGCGAAAAACACTCACGGGTCTTCCGAGAAACTCGTTGAAGAGTCGAAGAAGTATTTCGAACGTATCAACCGAGACAAAGGTTTCCGCGACGAGTTTTTGAAAAAACACACTATTTGGGGGGATGATCTCGATGGTGACAAAAAACTCCTCGATGCCGCGAAACATTACGGTCTCGTTGGGAAGGATGTTAATGATTTTGGTGTTGACCCAGAAACTGGGAAAGACAATCTAAAAACACAGGTCGCCCAGAAATACATGGAATCGTATTTGCCTAAACTCGATTCGCGCGATCGTAGAGGAAGAAGCATTGACGATGTTGCCGTGGAAATAGCAAAAAAACCAACGGTGATAAACGAACAAATCGAAAAAGGTATTGCCGATGGTATGTTCGAACGAACACCCGACGGCAAAGTTGTGTACACGAATAAGATAACGTCCGTTAATCCAGACGCTATCCCCGGCGATGAGATCATCATGAGTAATGCGTCCGCTCCAGATCTTGGAAAAGAAAAAGCGAGCCAAAAGGTAAGATCCGCTCGAAGCGGCGAAGATTTCTTCAACGAGTATGGTCAAGCAATGCAATCACTGTTTGAACCCGTGCTGAAAGACGTAAACGGAAATCTCATTGAAAAGAATGCTCAGTTTTTATACTTGGTATCTGACGCAAATATCAATTATGATGATGGTCAATTTCATGAGAAGTATAAATTCGAAGGTGTTGATCAGTTGAAAAAGGAATACTATTCAACTCAAAAAGTTGACGAGTTCACGAAAAAGGTGAAACAGTCCGTTAAGCCCGTTGAGATCAAGGGTAGAAATTCTGTGTACCTCATGACCCCAACCTTCGAACTTGGTATGTCGCCACTTGAGATGAACACAATGGCGACTACCGACAAAATAGACGGTGATCGTAGAGTCGTTGCTACTCAAGCAGAAGTTAGCCAAAAGTACACTGGCGCAGTTAAACAGAAGACTATGGAAGTAGCCGTTGATCTATCCACCGCGTTTGCTAGAGAATACCTAACGAAGTATGCGATCCAAGATGGCATGTTCGTCGGTGGGTATCTAAACACAACGGTTGCGGATGAACTACAACACGCTCTCATGGAAAAATCTGGTGTGCCCTCTCAAGTCCAAACATTGATGGAGCCGTATTTATCACAGATCCCAGAGACGGAACGCAAACAGGTGATGGACACCATCAAAGACGATTTCAAGACAGCGGTTGAGACAACCATTGCACTGTATCGCCCTGTTAATTACGCTCCAGATGGAGGCTCCGGTGGAAGTGGTGGTAGCGACAAATACAAAGAGACCTACAACATTTTGCAGGAAGATAGCGACGCAACTATCAAAAGATTGACGGATAAAATATCAAGAAATACCGACCTATTAAAATCGGCAACCGGGAAAGAGAAGGTACCTCTTCCAGAAGGGATGACCGTCGCGTCGATACAAGCTGAAAACAAACTGCTTGAGGAACAGGTCAAAATGGAAGGTGTTCTTAGACAACAGATGTCGAAATCTCTTTTCACCGAACGAGTTGCGATGGTGAATAGAGGGATTGCGCCTTCTGATGAAACGATTAGCTATGGTCAGAGTGAAGCGGCAGAAGATAGCCAACAGAGAGAGATTTCTCTTGGTCTTTCCGACACCATGAAGAACACGTTGCAGACCACATTCGCGAAAGATCCAGATCGAGCATTGTCCGCACTTGGTTCTGAAACTGGTAGTACAATGGTTTGGTATGCTCCAATGGGTGGTCGAGAAGCAGGTGTCGCGGTCAAGATGGGTCCAGACGGTTTACCACTTACTAATACACAGGGAGTTCCTCTGACGTATTCCTTCAAATCACCAGAGTCAGCACCCGCCGACCTCAAGCGTGAAGCAGGGTCGAATACTCCGGGGTCGAGAGCATTCAACAATGTCGGAAAACAGATGACTTCCGAAGAACTTGAGAAAAGTAGAAAGACTACTGATGTCGAGAAACAGGATGCGAGTCGTCTTGCGGAAGGTTTTGATTCGTTCTTGAAAGAGAACGCCTCAAATGCTGAATATCAGTTGTATAAGAAACCGGACGGGTCAACTGACTTAACGAAACTATATAACATATATTTGACTTCGAAGGGTTATGACACGACGACAGGTAACGAACTTAGACACAAATACCCACAGGTGTTCGACAACACAGGGGCGTTTGATAAGTTCAAATCGTTAAATGATAGACCTGCGTATGATGCGTCCCAATACACCGGAGCAGATAAAGCAACGCCGTCGAGACAATTTAATTATAACGAATAGAGAAAATTATGATCTACCCGCTTCCAAAAGAAGAACAGAAAAAACAGGATTTAAAAAACTTGTTCACTGAACAGATAAAAGGAGCGGGTAACACCCAAGAAGTCGGCAAAAAACCGGCTTCTTCTGCTTCTCAAAAAAGTGTCGCATCAAAACCAAAAGCGGTCGCCCCCGTTGATGAAGAACAAGAATCGTTCGAACAGCGTATGAAACGACCAACTGCTATTTCTCCCGTAGACCCAACACAAGAAATCGCGAAACCTGCTCCAAGTGAAATGAAACCAGTTCCATTATTCCGTGATGTTAATTTCAGAAAAACGATAGTGGGTGTTGAATCCGGCGGTGACAACTCAGCGGTTTCACCAACGGGTGTTAAAGGTCAATACCAAATGGAACGTGATTTCATCAAACAGTGGTATCCCGGCGGTCAAGCCATGGAAAAGGAAAAGATCGACCAAGTCATTCTCAATCCAGAATCTGCTCGCATTGCTTACGAGCGGTGGGCAAAACACGCTGATTCGAAATATGGTGGTGACCGTGCAAAAGCGGCGGCATCTTATAACGCAGGTGATTACGTTATTGACAAAGCGATCGAACGGGCGAAGAAATCGGGGGGTAGTTGGGAAAACTATCTTACCGAAGCAGTATCAATGAATAAAAATCTAATCGCAAATTTGCGTGGTGAAGGTGTTAAAGGAACCGATGCTGAGATCGCACAGAAAAAAGCAGATGAGATAAAAAAACATGTTAATAAAACACGTGAAAAATACGCGTCACTTGGTGGTAACACCGGTGAAATGGAATCGTCGAATCTTGATATTGCCACTCCATCGAAACGTGACATCAACCAACGAGACAAATCATTTGGAACGGGTGCTGTCAGAGCACTCGAACGTGGTGTTATGGGTGTTGCGAAAATGGCTCCCGATCTTGTACGTGCTATCGATAATCCCGGGGGAGTTTTAAGTACTCCTGCGTATAATCTTTCGCAACGACTCGGAAGAGCGCAAGAAGAAATAGCCATAGACGACAATTTATCCAAAAAATTGCAGGATGATGGGGTTCTCGCACTATTACCAACGAGTCTCGACAATGCTTCACTTCTCGGACAAATGGTGATCGAACAGGTTCCACAATTAGCCGCAATGTTCGGGGCTTCGGCGGTTACCGGAGGTGTTGTAAATCCATTGATCACACGTGGTATCCAAGGATCTGCGAAAGCGTATGCAATGTCAGCTGAAACAACTGCACGTCTTATTGCACTTGGGACGAAAGCGTCTCAGATGGGAATGGTCGGAGTGACATCTGGAGCCATGGAAGGTTCGAGTGCCTACGACGAAGCCATCAAAAATGGTTTCACCCATGACCAAGCTCAGAAACAAGCGGGGGTTGTTGGATTAGTCTCTGGTGCAATGTCTCTTTTGCTCGCCGATGAAATGTCTGGTGGTCAGATGATCGATAAAGTTATGGGGAAAGCCTTCAGAAACCAAATGGTTCGTTCCGGCGTTGCATCGGCAACTGGAGAATTTGCGGAAGAAGCAACAATCCCTCTCGTGTCGCATTTGATGTCAACTCATTACGATCCAGAACAAAAACATTACACGAAAACTGCGGAAGAAGTAGCACAGGAAATGCTTATCGGTGGTACTCTTGGTGGTATCGTTGGTGGTGGTTTCGGTGTTGTCCATGGTCTTTCCCGTGGGAAATCACCAACTACACCGGGCGAAGAGCGCGGAAAAACACCTACACCAGAATCAACGACGGCAATGCAGAATGACGCTATCGCTCTTGGAGCAAAAACAGAGTTCCCAAATCTTTTCGGTGATGAAGTACCAACAGCTTCAGCAATGCGAGCTAAGTTTGAAGACATCGCGTATCGAGCAGGTGTTGTAAATCCCGCGATGAAACGTGGTGAGGATGTCATGGGTATCCTCGAAGATGAAGTTACACCAGAAGAGAAGTCATTCTTAAAGTGGGGGCAGGAACGTGGCTTAGATTCCTCCTTTAACCGTAATGACAATCTTACCCGTGCTCGTACCGAAGTTGATACAGCTGTAAAAGCGATCAACGCGATGAAGACTGCCGGTGTTGACGACATCACGTTCGAGGATCTCAGAACAAATGTCGATAAGAAACAGAAGTACGTCGACCAACTATCTCGGTTTGTTGGTAATGAACTTATCGCAGAACGAAAAGTTTCGGTGATGGAAAAAGCGTCTGCGTTCGCTGTTGCCAATAAAATTAATGAATCGTCAGTGGTGAACACTGCGATCACTTTGGACAATGATTTACAAGCACTCCGCACGATGAAAGAGGAGAACAAAAAACAGGGTGATAAGTTTGACTCGGCACAAATAGACACGACGATTAAAACGCTTTCAAAAGCATTGAAAGATCTTGGTGTTGAACCTGCGTTCGTAGTTGACAATGATGAACAACCTGTGTTGCGTCTTGACGATGATCTGAAGCTCGAAATAGCCGATCAGTACAACATCGGGTTCACTCTTACGGAAGACGAGAAGAAACAAGTAGAATCGATGAATAAGGCGAAGGAACGAATAGCCACGATTGAGCAGGAAATTCCAGAACTAATTCGCAATGGTCAGTTGAATAAAGTACAAACTCGATATGACGAACTCGCAACTCTCCGTGGGAATCCTAAACCTGTTTTTAAGAACGGAAACAGAACCACGATAAATGCGTATGATGGTTTCCCGGAGTCAAAACTAAATCAGATTGAAATTGGTCTCGACGCTGAAATTGAACAGGCTGAATCGTTAGAACTGATGAATGATGATTCTAAACTAGCAATGGAAGAACACATTGATTCTCTCGTTGCTAAAAAGAACGCGATCACGTATCAACGCGCTAAACGTCAAATGTCGCGACTGACAGACGCAGAAGCGAAAGAAGCTCGCACTCTTGAACTCCAGACGCGCAAGGATAACCTCGACACGTATGAAGGTCGCAAGGGAAAAGTTCAATCACAGTTGAATAAGAACATCGATGAAGCGAAACAACGCATCATCGACAACAAAGACATGAAATCTAAATCCGAGGACCAGGATAAGATTAAATTCTTCGATCAGAAAATTTCCGAAGATAGTGAAGTGATCAAAAAAGCGAATGAAGGTCTTCAGCGGATGCAGGATCGATCAGCATCAAAAACTGATACTCGCAGATTGGTTGATATGTATCTGAAAGAGATGGGGTTCAAACGGTCATACAAAAAAGCAACCGATCCGGCGATCAAAACGGAAGGTGTCATCACCGATGTTCCAACGGGAAATGTCGATGAGATGATTGCAAAAGCTGATAAGGACATCGCGAACGTGTCGAAACTGACACAGGATGATTCCGCGAAAGCAAAACTTCGCGATCTTAAATTTTCCCGGGAAAATCTCGTTCGTAAAAAAATGGGTATCCCAGAGATTGATCTTACCGCGTTCGACAAACTCAACGAAGAGCAGGTGAAAACAAAAACGGTAAAAGAACCAGTTGCGAAAACTGATACTAAAGTCGAACCTGTAAAAACAGAAACGATCGACAAAAACGGTCAACATAAAACCAAAAAAGAAGAGACTAAAAATGAAACCAATCAAACAAATGAACACCGAAGAAAAACTGGCACTAATGACGGTCCTGCGAAAGAAAACAAAAAACCCGGAAACGAAGAAGAAACTGGAACACGCTATGATGTTGCAAACACAACTCCCACCCAAATAGAGTTCACCGAATCGACGTTGCTGGATATGGAAGAAACGATCAACGCCACGATAGAAGGGGCAATGGTCGATATTGACCCGTTGGAAATAGACACTGATTATGTGAGAGAAATAGAACGCTTACTACTATTGATACCGGATCTCCCAGAAGACTCAGAAATAGATTACAAAAACTTCGAACTTGCGACGAACTACATCGTCTCGGTGATGAACTACGTGTTGTATCAAATAGGGTTGAAACCGATAAAAGCTAAAGTGGCTGGATCGTTTTCATTCGATAAGATGTTTCCAGATGTTGAACCAGATGTCGGGGAGGTAGGAATAGGACTCACCGAAGGAGAAACCGTTTTGAGGTATGGGGGTGCGATGTATTTGAGTAAAATAGGAGCACCATCTTTTATTTCCGTTCACCCAGATATGTTTCCAACGGTCCACGGGGTTATCCCGGCGATCTCACACGAACTTCTACATCATGTAATGTTCATTAACGAGATCAAAGATGATGCTCCACAAACAAGTAGAACCGGTCATGGAGAAAAAATAACGGAACTTGCCGACCTGTTTGACTCTTTTGGGGTAACGATCCCTGTCACGGTTGATGCTGGCGTTGACTATCGAGAACTGAGACGATCTCAAAGCAACACAGGTGATGAAAACCAAGTGGTCTCTACTGCAACCACGCCAAAGAAGAAACCACCCACCGACACCCAAGAACAACAATCTGACGGTAGGCAGGTCAATGATGAAACTAAATCACAAACAGATCTACCACCTGTTGAAACGGAGACTGCGGAAGAACGAGCAAAACGAGAAGCGAGTAATGAGTTAGCTCGCAGAGTTGCCGCAAAATTTCGAATGCGGAAACTCGCATCAAGTGGTTCTCTTCCTATCGACGATGAGTGGGAATCTCTGAAATCAACAGTTTCCGAACATGCACTCAAAAATAAGATAGGAGCAGGTGTTCACAATGTCGCCGTGAACATGGATGCCATTATCGACTCACTGTCCGTTGAAACGGTTGAAACAGGAAAAGAAACCGTTGACGCACTTGTGTCATATCTCCTCGCCAAAATAGACATGGTCGAGGAGAACGGGTATTCTGACATCATGAGAACCCATATTGGCTCAATGCAGAAAATCATCGATTCGATAACATCAACAGGGGCAAACGACGTTGTAATCCCCGCTGAAGTGTCGAAAGGTGTCAACGCCTTTAAAGGCGTTCGAGATACTGGTATTGACCCGAAAAGCTACAAGGGAAAACTTTTACAAGAAGCATCGTCGTCAAGTTCGGCAGGTGCTAACTTTACAATGTCAGAAGCTGAACTCGAAGCGTTTAATACTGAATTTGTTGAAGACACGAAAGAGTACAACAAGTCTCTCCCACAAGGAGAAAAGAAAATCTCGACGAAAGTACCATCACCAACGTCGTACATGGAATTGACCGATAAAGGGTATAAGTTACGAAACACGACTCTATGGCAGATGAGCAGACTTAACGATGTTATGACAAAAACCGATTCGTTCGATTACCGGTCCGACGATGGTGGTAACGCCGGTGAACAGTTAATGAACGAAGCGTCACTTAGAAACGACAACATCGAAACCACGTTCGGAGAAGTTGACGTTGTTGACAGCGATGATACCATAGACACGGGTGATGAATCACGCTCAACGGGTGCGCCGGAAGACATTGATGCCATTGCGATGGAACTCGAACAGGATATTGACGATGCGTCATTTGACAACGACACTGAACTATCACCTGTTAAACATGTACCGACCGAAATAATTCAATTGATAAAAGCGAATAAGTTTAAAGTTGGTGATGCGTTACCGGGAGAACTTTTCGTTGGTTCTGAAAAAGCACTCATGCCTTTTGTGTCAAACGTGAAAAACAACCTCGACGAAACTGGTGTTGTTGAACTTCCAAAACGATTCATGAGTAAGGATGGGATACAGGAACTTCTCGATAGATCACGTGGTAATAAATTCAACGCGGTTGCTACATATCTCGACGCAAAGTTTGGTCCAGATAAGAACCCAGCCAAGGAACTTGAGTATAGGTTCAACCGAGCGAAAAATGGTTACACGATAATTCAGTTCAAGATTGACACCCCGATAGTATCGAGTGGTTCAGTTCTTGGTAATGTTCCGAAAAAAGCGATTGCGTCTATTCTGAACTTCACTGGAAACGCGGTGCGTTTGAATGTTGGTGATTTTGGTGGATCCGTTCATGGGTACACATCATTCGATGACACATCAAAGACCTATGAGATCGGTCTGAATAGTCGTCTCAATGATGCAGAAGCACTCGTTACACTCGCTCACGAACTCGGACATGCTTTCCTACCGACACTGATGGATTTGTATCCTTCAATTGGTGCGGATCTTTTAACGATGTTTGAGCAGGATTTGAAAACCGATAACAAATTGATCAAGCAGATCAGAAAAGAATATGGTGATATTTCTGCGGACAGAATGTTCAACGAGTGGGTTTCCCACTTGATCGAGAAATCCCCGATATTCAACACCGATGGAAGTATCAACCGTAATTTTAAAGGAGCAAACGCGAACTCATTGGTTGTACGTGTTTACAACAAGATCAAGAACGCGATCTACAAACTAATCGCCAAGTTCAAAGGTGTCACGTATAATGACACTGCTGAACGGACACATCTTGCCGATCGAGTATTTTCGGCGATGTTTAAATCTGGGTTTGACCCGAAACCGATCGACAAACAGTTCAAACTTGTTTCGATGGATGACGACACCACGACAGTGAAACCAGAGAAAAAAGAAAAGAGTGACGATGGTAAATTTCTTCGCGGTGAATTGTCTGGACGATCAATAAAAAACGAAGTAGAAAAAAACTGGCGAGAAAGAACACGCGTGAGTTCGTTCAAGGAAGAAATCATCGACGGTGTTGCCACTGGTAAACTCAACAAGACCGCGTTTGGAACAGTTAAGAAAGCAGTGGGTGATTTCTTAACCGCTATGGCGATGAACGCGGAAGCAATGCTTGAATGGTATGGATTCAAGAAAGGCGATCTGATCTATGACGTGTTCGTGGAAGGTTACCGCAAAGGTCAAGACACAGAACACAGAATCATGAATGAGTCGATGAAACATATCGAAGGGATCGCGAGTAAATTGTCTGGTCCAGTGTCTGAAACAATTGGGCAACTCGATCGTGCGTTCAAAAAGAAAAACAGAATTGCGCCACGGTTCGCGACAGAGGTAACGAACCAAGATGGGACAGTTACCAAGTTATCACTCGTTCCATCTGAACGTGCGGCACTGTCAGCGTATGCGAAGAATCAACACTCGAGGGACAAACTAACGGGCGATGGTTTCACGTTGGATCCAGAAGTCCAGCCGGTGAAAATGACAGACGCACAACTTGATATTCTCGAAGCGAGTTTGACACCGGACGAAAAGACCATTCGCGATGAGATGTTGAAATTGTTCAATGGCGCGTTGTGGGATGAAACATCGAAGACATTTAAAACTGTCAACGACGAGGAACTAAAACAAGAAAAGAATTACGTTCCGTATACACTCGTTGCGAACGATGTTGCACTTTGGGATATTTACGATGAACAGGTTGGATTAAACGATTTCCAAAACGCGTTGATAAACCGCCACGGCACTCCGGGGATGACAAAAGAGAGAACAGACAACAAGCGAGCGATTCTCCTTGAGGATTCGTTTGATCTGATGTTGAGACACTCTCGTAAGGTTGCCCATTACGCGGGATTCGCCGAAGCTAATATGAACGCTGAACAGGTTCTCATAAAAATCAAAGAGGTCGCATCAAAAGATGGGAACATGGCGTTGTATGAAAATCTCAACATGATGAAGAAATCGGTAGCCGGTGAAAACAAGGTCACGAAATTGGAACGCAGTTTCAACAAGATGTACGGCAAGTTCGCGACAAGTGTTCTTGGTTACCGTGTGTTCACAGCTATGAAACAGTTAGCGGCACTCCCACTTGTTGCCCCAGAGTTTGAGGACATGGGTATTGAGTTCTTCAAAATGTTTGCATCGGTGACAAAACAATTCCCGGGAATACTTGTCAACGGCGTTCGGGGAAATATCCCGAAAAGTCTACAGGCTAAGATCGATGAAGTGTCTCAACATAGTGACACCCTCGCGTCTCGTTTCCGTGGGAACATTGACGTGGCGGTGAATGAACTTGCTATGCGTGGACAAAAGACGCCATTCATCGAGTCTGCAATGTCATTCATCACCCAGACTGACACAGCTACGATCACGGCTGTGTGGGAAGCGTCAAAACGAGAAGCGTCGAAGAAATTCACGGAAGGGTCGAAAGAGTTCTGGGATTACGTTGTTGAAAAGACAGAACGGATCACGAGACAGACACAGCCTACATCCGATGTTAAGGATCGCTCGTTTGCAATGCAACATGGGTTCGTAAAACCGTTCACCATGTTCTTCAGTGCTCGATCTGCTACGTATGCTCAGATTATGCGAAACGGTAAGAAGTTGAAAGAAGCGATCGAATCGAAAGACTCGAAGAAAATTGCGAGAGCAACTGCCGCGATGTTGATGTCAACCATTGGTGTGTCTTTGATGCTTGGTCTCGCGGACGAATTAAAACAGATGTTAAAACGTGAAGCAGGTCATGACAATGCGAAAGAGTTTGGCGAGATCCTTGGAGATCATCGTCGATACATTGCGGAAGCATTGGGAACAGTTGTTGGATTGCACATGATTATCGACTGGGCACACAGTGGTTATAAACCATCGTCGCCAATCTACGACGTTGCGGGATACGGCAAGAACATCGTGGTCTCAGCCGAGAAAGCAACAATGGGAATGCTTGACGCGATCGGTTTAATATCCGCGTCTGCCGAACAGAAAGGTGATGGAGCGGTTGGTGAACTTAGAAAGATTGCCGCTAATATCGGTGAAGGAGCGTTCATGGTGTCGGGGGTTCCAATACAAGGGATCATCGAGTTGGTTGGATTTGCAAACGAAGACGTAAAGTCGGTCAAATAAGACCGACCCACGTTTCTGCCGATATAGGTGTGTACTTTAGGGTACGCACCTTTTTTGTTGGAGTTTTCAAGAATAGCCGTGGTGTGAATGTGCGTGCGAATATCGAAGACAGTTTGTTAGAGAGTTCAAGTCTCTGTACATAAATACCATGTTTGTCGTAGGTGATCTTTTGCATCGCAGTAAAGTATCGACCATCATCGTATTTGGTGGCAACACCTTTAACATCGACAGTCCACCATCCGTTGGTGGTCACGATCAGTGGCTCATTCCCGATAACAGTTTTCGTTCCAATGTCAGCGATGAGACCGCTAGCAAAACCTTTCAGCATGAACATTGGGCTGAACTTGATCCTCCAATCGGGAGTATAGACCATTGGGTTCAGAACGATCATGTCTTTTGTTTCCTCCTTTAACTTGGTTTTCATTTGCGTTCGTTTGGTGTATGGTATCACATGCTTCGTTGTCAGTGGGAATGAGGATGGGTGGTATTGGTGCGAAACAATCACACCAATATTTACCAACTCTTGAACCCACCAACTAAACCATTCTTCCTCGTCGGAGTCGTAGATTAGTTTTCCCTCGTCGGTCATTTCTTTTTAGCTTTCGGAAAAACGTTTCCAGTGAAAAGAAATCTGATGCGATCACGAACACCCATATTTTCAACGTATGTCCGATACACTATTAGTCCAGAAGCATCACGCTCAAGTTGTCGTTTGGTTGCCGATCGAACATAGTCGGTTATTTTCTGCATGTTACTTTTTTCGCGGTCTGCCACCAGTTCCCCCATCTGTTTTAGATTTCTTTTTGTGTTCGATTTCCTTTTTCACCTGTAGGTTGCTTTCAGAATTGTTATACGACTTTTTCCCGTGGCGAGGAGAAACGTGATCCGCTTCCTCACCCGGTTTCAACTTACGACCAAGTTTTTCTTCCAACTTGGAGCGGGCTTCATACCGCTGTCTTCTACGTTCTGACTTCTCCGCGAGAGAAGCGTTTCTACGATCTGTCATTCCTCAACCCTTTTCTTTTAGAAACTCTTACCTGTTTGAGCACCCAACGATTTACACACGACCGAACCACTGTTCAGCCATTGCTTTTGCTATTCCTTGGAATGTTTTGGAGCGCAACTTCGCACGCTCTTCTTTTGGTAACTTCCAAGCATCAGCATACCAAGAAGGCATACTTTTCCCGCTATCAAATTGAGTTCTCGCAGGTGGTTCAACTATATTTGTCGGTGTCAAATTAGGCAAACCTTTTAACCACAAACAGGTTTTCTTCTCAAAAGCATCACCGAACTGAAACGGGTTTATAATTTGGTCGGGTTTTCTCCACTCACTGCTCATAATACCAACAGGGTTTTCAATTGCAACTTTATCGCATTTAGCATTTGCAAAAAGTTTAAAAAACCAAATAGCGTCTTTCCTATCTTCGTGCCGTTTTAGTGCTTGTTCGCCATATCTTTCAATGTTAAACCAACGATTGCCAGTTACTGTCAGATAAGTACACGGGGGAAAAGCGATAATTCCGTCCCATTCCTGTTCAAGTAATTTCGTCACATCCTGTTGTAAGTGCCATTCTGGATGACCACCACTTGACGGCAGAATGTCACACGAATACGCTTCGTGTCCCAATGCTCTCAACTCTTTCGTAACCGCTTGAGATTCTTCACAAGCTACAAGTATCTTCGCCATTCTCTATCCTCTCTATGTTGTTACATAACCACGGCGGGTGCGGGGCTGTATTTCAGTCACCGCACCTCACCGTTATCCTAAATCTTCAACTTGATAATATTTACCTGTCTTGTTTCCACCAAGATCATAGATATTTCCAGACAGTTCTCCACTTGAAAGTACATGTTTAGAAATCGTTTCAAGAAGCCACCCTACGAACTCTGACTCAGAACACTCATCAAAATCGTTAATCCTTCTGTCACCATCTTCTATCCAAAGCTCAAACTTTTTCATACTTCCTTCTTTCCACCACGTAATGGGGAATTATTTACTAAACTTCTTTACCAACTCCGCAGAAACATCGATGATAAACTTTCGTTCGTCAGTGCACTTCTGAGTCGTCAAGTACCCACAGTAAGATCTAACCTCGGTGCAATATCCTCGCTTGCTACACGGTGGCGTCAAAAACCAACTGACGAGAGGATCTATTTCACTTACCTTCTTTTTTATCTGTGAAAAGATTGCGCGTGTTCCTTTCCACGCCGCCCCACATAAACGATCTTCACAAATCTCAACCAATCTATTTGTTGGAATAAAAAGTCTGATCATACGTGACCCGTGCGTTGATTCGTCAGACCAATCGGGTCGAGAGGTTGAAACAAACTTTCCGATCTCTTCGTGTCGAACAATATGGGTGTGTTCTCGTTCTGGACAACCTTCAATGAGAACTTCCCAAATATAAACCTCAAGTGTCGAATGCAACCCAAGAAGCTGAACCGTTAAGGTCTCATCCGACATATCGGGTGTTATAGCATGTTTCCCTTGCGTGGTTAGCATCGCACGTTTTACCACGTCTCTACCCGTTAATTTCGTTACCGTAATTTTCATGATACACTCTTTTTTAGACGAGAGATTTCTGTTTTAACATCTGTTTGAAAATCGTTCAAAAAGTCAACGAACCATATCGATTCAGTGTCGTCCGTGAAATCATGTTCGATTTGAGAAGCAATGTCATTCGCGAGACCTACGAAGTTTTCAAGTCTTCCAACGGTTTTACTGATTATTTTATTTTTGGTTGTGTCCAAAATGGTTTCCTTCCCTCATACGTTTTACTTGCTCGAATGGTTTCATACGATTCATGGATAGAACTCGCAACACCATCTTCCGAATATACCACCGTGAAAAAGCGGTGAGACGCTTCTTTATCTAAAAGATATGTCGTTCTGATCTTCATGATGGTCATGTCAAGATACTGTTCAACACGCCGACCTTTTATGATAGCTTGGATTATTTCATCCGCAGTTGACGCATTGAATTTGAATTTAAAGAACATCTTCGTCGGGGTGTCTAAATTTACGACTGATTTCATATTTCAATGTCCTTCCTGCGTGTCCACCGTTTTAGTTGATACTGTGTCATCATGAGTGTCGGGTGATACCATTTTTCAGATTTTCTCCCCTGCTTCACCATGTTCTCACCAACCATAATCACGTGACCGTTTTCCTCACCGGAACACTCGTATATTTTCCCGGCTGTTGATTCCCACATCGACCCCATCGGGTATTTGTTCGTTACAGATGGTGTTAGAATAACTTTTATCTCGATACAAGTTTCCCCGAAATCCGCCGACATCGTTGTTTTCACGTTGACGATATGAATCGTGTTTAGCCTGTTGTGTGTCGGGTTTATACATAGGTCGGAATCCCACCCATAAGCATCATACAATCGATAAATGGTGTCACGCATACGATTGAAATGTTCATCCACACAATGAGCCATATCGAGTTCCAGTGCCGCTTGTAAATTTGACTGAGCGAACAAGATCGGAACCCATAATGGATGTAACGAATATCCATGGATAATACCATCGCTCGCCATGACAACAGATCGCCCGATCTTATCAAGCATCGCAAGCGTCGCTCTCATGGTGTCCGGTTTATCTCTTCCATCGGAATTATCATTGATAGAAGCAAACGATACAAGCATGAGTCGAATCAGTTCTGACACCATGTCTTGTTTTTTGTTTGGGGTATCTGCGCCGTCAAATCGTTTTTTCCAACGGGAACCATCGAGAACAAACTCTGCAATCAGTGCATCTTTTTTTATCGGTTCTACGTTCATCTGAAACCTCTCTGATCTTTACCTGTCATTGAGAAGAAATTACCACACGTGATTCGTGATGTTAATCTGTCGCCATACACGTTCGTCAATTCAAACGGTGTGAGATTTGTTGTTACAATAGTTGGTCGCATTTTGTTCATACGTTCATTGAGCAACGTGAACAATGCGGAAGTGTTTGTCTCGTTTCGTGCTTCTGTTCCAAGATCATCCACCACGAGAACACCGATTGAAACGTAATCCTTCATTCTCCAACTTTCTTCATCATTTTTGTTTCGCGTTTGAAACAATGCCTCAATCAGCATACCAGCAGTTTCGAATCTACCATGGCGACCATTTTCGATGTGTTTTCTTAACAGGGCTACTGCGAGGTGTGTTTTACCAACGCCCGAATCTTTACCCGTTATATAGACACTATTCTCAACGAACGCAATTTTAGCTTTCAAATTATCGAACGACGCGTTAAGGAAGCCCTCTGGGATGTTCGAGGATCGAAGAAGATCCACCAAGGAGTGCCTAACTACCTCTTTGTGTTTTTCCGTGGCTTCTGATGCCCGTTTTGCGAGTTCGCTGTTTTTACAGTTTTCAGAACAGCACCCAGTACCATCGAGAAGATCATATTGAAACATTGGTGATCCATGTACCATTCGTTCCGTGAATTCTCTTCCGCAATGAACGCATCTCGTACCACCAAACACCGTCGGTTCCGGCGATCCTATCGACACGTCAAAGATTGTTTTTTCCATCAGTTCCTCACTCGATGTTAATTGGGACCATCAGATGGTCATATTTAGTTGGGTCAATGTTTGTATTCAATGTCATCCGATGAATGTCGAATTTGGTCAGTTGTTGTTCTCTCAGTGGTTCGAACCATCCTTCACGAGAAAGATAGTTGTACGGACGTAGCCTGTACTGAGATGGAGTGCCATCTGGATTTGTTTTGATTCGAATGTATTCGGATAAATGTTTCTTAATCAGTTTTCTGTTTTCAGTGGACATCTTGCTAAACAGTTTTAGACAGTCTTGTTTTCTTGGGTATGAGCCATACATCTTCCAAAACTCTTCAAACGTGATGTCATCCGGGTCAACAGGTTTTACGAATGGTGATTTACCGGTGACAACTTTTTGCTTGTTTTTTGAGACAGTTATATTTTCTTTTTGTTTTAAAACATCGCCAAGTTTTGCGAACGGGTCATTCCCAATTTTGACAGTGTCCAAACTTTCTTTTTCATATTTTTCTTTAATAACTGTAGTCTCTGATGTAGTCTCTGAATTAGTTTCGACGATTTGTTGAAACTTGTTTTCGCTATTTGTGGAAACTGACATTCTCTTTTTAACACCATCAGAACTGTTTAAAGATGACTGTAACACCTGTTCATTTATTCTAAAATGGCACGTGCATGGTATCCCTCTTTTTGTTTCTTCAAGAATACCTATATCACGCAATCTTCTACGAGCTGTTTCCTGTTCACGAGTGGTTAGACCCGTTTCTTCCTCACACTCTCTAGCACTTTTATAAAAGAATCCATCTGGGGAGGTTGTTCTGTTTTGCCAATAAATAAACTGAGAAAGTAACAGTGCACCGGTTATTCCTGCGAACGGGACGAATGATCGATGGAATGCAATTGGTCTGTCTAGTTTTTCGAGTGGAGTCATAATAACCACCAAAATAAAAAAGCCCTAAGAGGGGTTACGCAACATCGTGAGATGTTCCCTCAAAGAGCCATGATTTTCAAGTCGAGCGTAACTTCGACATGTTTAATATACACAATGGTGAACTGAGTGTTATTATCCTATCGAATAAAAATACACAAATTGACCTTGTTTATTTCGTTCCTTAAACCGTTCGACCCGTTTAGCTTTTTCAAGTTCACCAAGTGCAGAACGTATCGCATCCTTACCACATCCAAATCGGTGAGCGAGCTGTTCCAAGTAGAACACCCACCCATCCGGCTTAGAAGCGATGTACACGTAAAGACCAAGAGCTTTCATCGAAATCAAAGTGTCTTCACACACCTCGTTCGCGACGATGGTGAAATTGTTCTTCAAGTTGTTTCGTAACGTCGCTTGCATTTTTCCTCCTTTTACTCGCCATTTCTCTGTACTGGATCCGGTATCCAATCGATTGACTGTAAATCCATTCCGGTTTTCTCAAGAGCGAAACGTGATCCAACCAACCCGAAACGGTTTTTCTCACACTTGGCGAGTAGAATACCTGTCGATTCTTTACACAACCACGTCATGAACATGTAATCCATCGATTGGAACCAAGCACCTGTTCCTTCGATATGTGATCGGTTAGGCTCTTCAAATTTCTTCACGAGTGTCTTGTTTAGTTGGAGCAACAAGAACACGCGAACCTTTAATGTTTTCGCAATTGTTTTTATGCCACGGGCAACTGCGGCTTGTTTCCCGTTCTCATCCGTTCCATCGATCATTTGACCGTAGTCAATAACGACACCGACGAGAGGGATTTTGTATTTGTCTAACTCCTGTTTGACCATCAACGCGTAGTCTCTGATCTGACCAACACCCGTCGCTTCGTCAACCATGAGAAGTCGCTCGTATCGTTGATAGACACGTTCCATCAGTCCTGTGTCTGGATCGTGTAGGTTTCTCGCAACAGCTTTCGCAGGTACGTTACCTTTCTCATCAACAATGTCCCACGACTCGGTGATCGCCGCACGGAAGAAGATCCCTTGGATGTTCATCTCAATCGTGATCATCAAGAACCGACCGTTCATAGCGATAGCCATTTCATTGACGAGATCTATTGCCAACTGTGTTTTACCAACACCAGAATTTGCTACTATTCCGATCACGTCACCGGGAACACTTACTTCCATTTCACGGGTGAAGTGGGTGTACTTCGGTCCGAACGAAACGAAACCTGTCAGCGCGAACAGATCATACCAAGATTTTCCCGCAGTTCTGATGGTGTGAACATTGTTTATCGAAACCGTTTTAACTTCGCCGAATGAAACGGCGTAACTACAAACAGATTTCGCAACAGTGTCAACCTCCGATTCGGGTAATGGATTTTGTGATTGTCGGTTGACCATGTGTAGAATAGCTGACACCTCACTGTCTGAAATTCCTTTCGCATGGTATCTACCGGCTAGTCGAGTGAGTGCTTCGTTTCGAGACCCTTCCGTTGTCCCGTGAGTAATCATTTTCAGAATGTCTTGTTCTTTGATACTTGGTGCCGATGACATTACTTTGTTCGCTTCAGCTTCGTCTTCAGCTTCGACCAACATGTTCATGATAAGTGGTGATTCCACATTTTGAACATTCGACCAAACTGTTTGATATGGTGCTGACCCACGCACTTCAATTTGTGACAGTGTTTCTTCCGGTGACAGATTAGAAACCAAAATGTCCGTTACGTCTACTTTGAACTGACCCGTTGACATGTGCCAACTGTTAATGGTTCTGAATATTCGACCACGATTGTAAACCGAGTTATCAATTCCGAGTCCTTGTGCAATTTTCTCACACACCGTTCGAACTACATACGGAAGTCGTTTATACATCCCACGATCATTCACGCCTTTTGATAGGTAGATAATGTGGAAACCTTTTGCCCCGGATGAAAACACTTTTATGTTTCCCTTTGGAGCATTTTGATCAACAACAAGTCGTCGATAGATTTCACGCGTCACTCGAAGAGATTCTTCAAGAGATCCGTTGTCCACATCCCAATGTAGATACACCGAAGCCACATCACCGTCGTACCCTTTTAGTTTTCCACCGTGATCCAACATGTAGTTGAATGCTTCGGGCGGGTAGTAGTAAACACTGCTGTACTCTTCAGCATCCATTTGACCCCATCGGTCAAT